TGCGTTCGTTGGGCCGGTGTCAACAAAAATGGTGTTGACGTGCCACAAGTATTCCCATTTTGTTTCTGCCTTTGCGACCCAGTCTTGGACGGGTTTTGCCAGATCATCGCAAATGTTCGGGTGGAAGAGTTCGCGTAGTTCGTCGTCGAAAAGGGAAATGTCCATGTCCACCAAGCCAAGGCTCCTGACGTTCACTTGGTGTTTTTCCAGGATTTGCTGGTAGAATTCTTCGTTTCCTTGTTCGTAGTCGTCTAGGCTATCTTCCCCAACGGGGTGGATGGTGATGCACCAGCAGTTAGTTGTGGTTTCCCCTTGTAGTAGGTCTAGAAAGCTGTAGACCGCTGAGTGGGCCATGATTCGGGGGTTGGGGGCGTGTTCTGTGGTGCCGAACAAGTTGGTGAGCACTAGGTAGGTGCTGGAGAAGTCAAGGTGGTTTGGTTGCCCTTTGAGCTGTCCGTGCCAGGCTGCAGCGATGAAGTTTTGGTAGAAGTTTTCCACCATGGGGTCAGGGTTGGTGGTTAAGGTGAGACCGTTTGGGAGTTGATGCCTGGTTGGGGTGAAAATCCTTGCATCCTGGTGGTCCGCGGGGGGTTGCGGCGTCGGACTACCTAGAATCCGGTAGTTGTAGTAGCTGCGGGGTTCTGCCGCGAGGTGGGGTTTGTAGACGTCTACAATTGGTTGGCCGAGAATATTTGTGATGCGTTCATAGCCGGGTTGGGGTGGTTCGGGGTTTGGGTTGTATTCAATGCCGTTAGCGTTCCGTGTGGGCTCGGGTTGGTTGTTGGTGGGTGGGTTTTCCCCGGGCCCCTGGTTTTCCGCGGTGGTTGTCATGGGTTCCAGTGTAGTTCAAGGGCTGGGGTTTGGCTAGTTTTCCGCGGTTGGTTGGCGGCGGTTTACGGCTCGATTTTTGCCAGTTTGGGGGTGCCAGTTTGTGGTTTTTGGTAGTTTGTGTTTTGCCTGGTCAGGTGGGGTGCCAGAAGAATTTACCAGTTTTTACCACTTACGGGTAAAAAGTGGTAAAAAAGTGGTAACCGCAGGTCAGAGGGTGTTTTTGGGGGCGTTTTTTACCCCATTTTCCACTTTTGCCAATTTTTTTCGAAAATAGAAAAATATAAAATTTTTACTCCCCTCACTTAAGAAATATTAAGGATTATTAGTATCCTTTAAGGTACACATATGGTTCGCGCGTATTATTTATGTACGTACGTGGTAATGTGGTAAACGTATAGTGTATATATAAATAATATTCTTTAATTAATTATTATTTATATCTCTACCTGGGAAAACACATATTTCTTTTGTAGAACTAACACTGATTTTTGCTTGGAAAAACCATTACCACTTTTTTTACCACTTTTTTTCAGACCTGGTAAAAACTGGTAATCCGCATGTCAAAGGGCATTTCCGGGTTTTCAAAAAGTGGTAAACCACCGCGGAACTAGCAAACCCCCACCAAAAACTGGCACCCCACACCCCAAAAACTAACAACAAAAACCAATCACACCAGGTGGGGGGCACCACCAACCAACGCGGAACAATCTGCTACAATCAAAAAACAGGGTGGCGTCACCTACCGCGGGAGGCAAGCCACACCAGCTGACGTTCCTAGCGGCGAAAAAGCGACTAAAAGCTTTATAACGTGTGACCACGCCACCCCCACCCACCTACCACGTGTAGGAAACGGGTATCCGGGGCCCTGCAAGCAATCCACTAGCCGGCATAGACTTGCGGGGCCCCCGCAAAACTGCTATCATAAAACTGCGGGCAACCAGAATGCGGTAGCGAAGCCAGAAACCACAGTTTCCGCCTCCAATGCCTTAAAAAACTGGCTGCTGCAATTCCCCACCAGCCCAGATTTATAACCAGGTGGGAGACACAAATAGCCCCCGCAAGGCTTTTCTTAATTTTCACTTGCGGGGGCTTTCCAATTGCTAGTTAACCAACCGGCGGCCACAAATCATTCTCCGTCAACACCAGATTCTCCCCGGCCCCTAGTTTTTCCGCAATGATCTTCGCGGCCAAACCATAATCCGGGCCAAACCGGCGGTTCCCAGTCCCCACCACAAACACATCCCCCCCCGGAACCCCCTTGGTGAGCTCCAGGACGGCTTTTTTCAGGGGTTCTGGCACAACACCCACACCCAAAGCTTTCTCCTCCCTCGTGGGCAAATAGGTGGGGATCAACAGCACCACCGCCAACTCACCGCGGAACTGCTGCTTCACCCGCTCCATGAGCTCCAACCGATTAAGCCACCCCTCGTCCTCAAAAAGTCCAGCGCTGATCGGTAAATTAACGCGGCGGGAAACAAGCCGGTACAACGTAGCGCGCCCGGTCAGCCACTCATTCACCTTCGCCTGCAGGCGCCGGGTCTTCCCCGTCTTACTAAACGCAACAGTGTACACGTACTTGTACTTTGACCAATCCACATCATCAAAAACCATAGTTTAAACCCCTCCCTGGGCCTTTGTGGCCGCATCAAACGCGGCGTCGAACTTCTCCCGCAGTGCCGTCTCCTGCTTCTTGCTGTAGCGCCTCCGGCGCGGCTTCTTCTTCGGCTGGTCCCGGTACGCCTCAAAACTCTTCGGCCCCGTCACCCTTGGCGGCATAGCAACCGTCTGCACACCATTGTGCACAATATCACTGCTTTGGATAGTCACCGGGCCGTAATCCCACGGAATATCCTTACCATCCAAATTACGGATCGACACCGCGAAACCAGTACAAAACTTAATAACCAGCTTCCCCTTGTGGTGCACTTTTATCACCGTGCGGGAAATATCGCACTTGTCCAGCGTCAACTCCCCCCCGGACGGCACAACAAAATGCGAACCCATGAGCGTGGACTTGGTGATCCGCATCTTCCCCCCAACGCGGATAAACTCGTGGTTGAGCAGCACCCCAATACGGGTGATACTGTCCTCAGGTTCAACCTTAATACCATAATTTGGCATATGTTCTTCTTTCTCTTGGTATGCGAAAACCCCCACCAGCATGACAGAAAGGAAAACAAAAAGTGCCAACTAGTGGGGGCCTATCTTTTACAAGCGCGGAAGAACACGAAAGGTAAAAACTTGTTCTTCCACTTCTAGATACTACCACCCGCGTGCCGGGAATACAAGTCCTTGATTGTTTTTTCTTCCCGCTTTTTTTCTTCCACTATTGTGCCCCGCTCACGCAGCTGGTTTGTGCGCTGCTGCCCCATTTCACCCTGGCTGATAGACCAGCGCAGGCTAGCGCGGGCCAGCGGGTCAAGGCCGTAGGATTTACAAATACGCTCAAACTTGTCCCCGTAGGCTCTGGCGGCGGTGTCTTTCGTGTACCCATCCACCGCGTGGTGCAGGTATTTGGCGGCCAGGTACAGGTTTGTGAAGTCGGATTTAATGAACTCCCCGGCCATGGGGGAGTCCCAAATGTCTTCCCACCAGTCCACCACCACAGGGTGCCACTCGATGTGCCCGGCGCGTTCCACAATCTTTTTGGCCCAGTCGGGGTGTTCTTCTGTGAGTTTCGCGGCGATGAGCTGGGGGAGGATGTCGAACGGGTTGGGGGGTGTGAGGTACTTTTTGGGGTCTGGGAGTGGGGGCCTAAGTTCTGGTTCAACGCGGCTGTTGAGCATTATCACGGTGGCTTTGGCGCCTTTTTTAGACGGCCCGTCTGCTTTACGTGGTCCACCACGTGCCATTGCTTGTTCTCCTGTCTATGGGGCTGCTGGGGGGTTTAAATGGGATATTAGCACCCTGGTGGTGAAAATTGAAGCTGAAAGAAACCTGAACTGTCGCATAGAAAAATGTGCAGCACCCCCGGGGCGTGTCGGCACCCCCGGGTGGGGGGTCCCTACCCGGGGGTCAGTCTAGGCGAGTGTCCCGTAGATCACGGGGGGTTGGCTGTCGGTGTCGGTGGGGCCCCATAGGGGGGTGGCCCCGGTGCCCCGCATGGCGTCGATGATGGTGTCGTGCACCCGCTGGATCAAGCCGCGGGGGGTCATGGCGCAGTCGCTAGCTGTCCATGTGAGGGTGCTAGGCTCCAGGGGGAGGTCGGCTTGGTCGCCTAGTGGAATGGTGGCTGCGCTGTGCTCGACCAAATGGCTCTGGGGGCCACCCGCTGCGACCTCCGCGGGTGTGAGCGGTAGCGCAGGGAGGCTGTAGACTCGACCAAAGCCGGTCATGGCGGGGTCGCCGAAGTGCCCCATGGCGAATACTCGAATGCGGTAGGCACGTAGCAGCTCAGCGGCTTCTGGTGATTCCGTAAGCCATACGGCGAAGTCGCATGTGGTGCGTCGCCATGCGCTGTGGTTGTAGGCTGTGGCCATGGCTTCGGCCATGCGGAGGATGTCGTGGCTGCGGGTGTCGAGGAGGTAGCCGAAGCGACCGCTTTGCAGCTGCTCTGCTACTTGGTCGCTGCTCATGTGTGGTGCGCCACCAATCAAGGTGCGTGCTGCGCGGTAGGTAAGAGTCTTGAATTGCTCAAGCATGATGGTGTTCCTTTCTGTGTCTTTCTGACCATCTACTATCAGTATACATGATCGAGTGTGTGGTGTCAACTCGATGTAGTGTGATGTGTGTTACAGTATGTGGTGCGGCTATGTGGTGGCGCCATGCGCCATGACTACAGCAGCGGTTATATACCGCTGCTGTAGGGGTCGCCACTCTATAGGTGGCGGTATATAGGGGTCGCACCCCTACCGCTGTAGGGGTCGCCATATATAGGGTCGCTCTATGGGGTGGCGAGGTAGTAGGCGTATTCGGTGTGCGCAATTAGTTCTTCTCGCCAAAAGTGTTTGAGCAGCAAATCACCATAGTGCCATAGGGGGTGAGCAGGGTTTTTGGCAATCTCCAAAAAATCAGCTTCGATTTTTAACCCCCCTGGTACCCCCGGTAGGGGGTTTTTGATGGTGAGGGTGAGGGTGGTTTGGATTGTGCCGTGGTACCCGCCTGGGCGGGTGGTCATGATGAGTGATGCGTTTTTGTTATCAAGCGTTGTGGCCGCCTGGGCGGAGGTGTCGTTGGTGGTGAGCTGATAGCACGCCTGGGCGGAGATAGGGGTGAGCATGGATTTTCCTTTCGGTGTCGAGTGACAGGGGGTAGAGACCTATAATTTTTATGGGTTTTTATAAGTCCCTCCCCCTACCACTCCGCTAGGGAGTGATAGGCGTTGTGTCAGCTAGCTGAATTTTGTGAAAGTCTTTGCATATAATTTCACGTATGCAGCGCGCGCGGTTTCTTGGCCTAGCAACAATTCTTTTTCTGTGAATTGGCTAAGAACATCAGTGAAGATCATTGTGATGAGCTGGTAGAAGTGTTCTTTTGCCTCACGCCAGAATAATAGGTTTTGCTTAATTTCATCCCAGGATTTTAAGAAAAATTCCCAGGTTTTGTGGGTGCCGTCATGGTTGTTGCGTGTGATTTGCACGGTTAAGTCCCAGTTCCAGTCGTCCTCCCCTGCGGTTGCTTGTACGGTGCCGAAGATTGCAAAAAACCAGGTCACGTCATTTTTTTTCAGTTCTTCGTCGATCTTCACATCGAAAACTGGGTGATGTGTCCATGGGGTGACTCCGCAAACCAAACTGCGGTTTGCACGGATTTGCCAATCGAATTTTTCCCCTTTCAGGGCGTTCTTAAGTTGAACTTGGTTATCGGTGCTCATGGCCTGCATGGCAAAATCCTTTCGATAGGATCGAGTGATGAGTGATGGTGATGACCACCTATCTGTGGTGGGCACCCCACCACCCTCCACCCAAGGGGAGGGGGCTAGTTTTTAGTTATCGACGCACGATGGGTTCATAGGTTTCAATGAATTTTTCGACTTCCTCAATCATGCGCCACACTGTGGCAGAACAATAATCAATAATTGGGTTTACGAATAACTCTTCGAGGGCACCAGCACGCCGACCGTGTTCGATCATGGGTAGTAGCTGGTCTTTTAGGGCTTCTACCCCCCAGTAACCGCTTTCGGAGTAGGGATCTTCCTTGACTGCTTGGATGAGATTCATAGCCTCAAAATATAGGTTTTGAGTCTTCCGCAGGGCGACTTGGGCATGGACAATCGCGTCATCTAGAGTGTAGTATGACATAGCTTTCCTTTCGGTGAGTGTAGCGGGTTAGAAGCAACTAATCCAGTTGGACAGTAGCATCTCTGCTTGTTCGTCCATGTCTGATGACTTTTGGTAGGCTTGGTCAAAAAATGCCTGGTTGGGGTACCGGAATGTGATTTCGGCAACATACCGCGAGAGACCTAGCATGTTTTCTACCAATTCCTCCATTTGGAGGTAGCAGTGGAGGGCGAGTTGGCGATTTTGTTTTAGCCAATAATTTTCGCATTCAGTGTCGAGTTCACGTAGGGTTTCGAGTCGGTCACTGATTTTGTTCATGAGGTCGGTCACGTGCTGCTCATCGAACTGTTGCATTTCAGCTCGAAACTGTTCTTGGGTTTCCATTGCGGAACCTTTCAGTAGGGGGAAAGTTTGCCTTTCCGTTTACATTTTCTACTATATTAGACTCACTGGTGTGTGTCAAGTTTTAGTTGTTGTGACCTTGGCCACGGGTGTAGGTCTGTGGTTGCATGGTAGGCAATCGAATTGCCCGTCGTGGCTTCCGCCTACACCTTTTATTTTACCACACCAGGTGTGGTTTGTCAAGCTAGAATGTTGTGGCGTTTGTCACCATCTAGCGGTATCGGTAGCGATTTGATTTTGGGGCTGGGGCCTATCTCTTTTGCTACCAGTCATGTTCCCTCGAAAATCTTTTTTCGCTTTCGATACTTTTTATTATACACACTCTATTATGGAGTGTCAAGTTCTTTCTTTGTGGTCTGCGCCACATTTTAGAACTTTTTTGTACCTGACACACTATCGAGTTTTCGTATATCTACCAGCGCTTTTCTTTGCTGATGACCCTATTATACATCCCATATTTGATTTTGGCAACTTCTACTATTGTGTTTTGAACCACAGTCTAGCAGTGCGCAGCGGGCACTATATATACGGAAAAACGCTTTGAGCAGGGGAAAACCTTAAACTTCCACTTGAGACTTCAACTTTGCACCTACCTAGCCCCCTACGGGGGCTAGGGGCAACCCTTTTCCCTTTGCGCACAATCGTTAGTGAGTCCACCATTTGGTCCGTTAGGGTCCCCTTGGTTACCAAGGCTTTGATCCTTAGCCGAACGAAACTAAAAGGTGGTAGTTTCTGCCCCAAAACCCACCCACACCGCGTTCGATCGCGCACAACCCTACATCAACTGCGCAAACCCGCGCACCCACCGCGGAAACATGCGCGCCACCCGCCACCACGCGGACCACCCCGCGGCGTGCGGTGTGGCGACGCCGCGGGCTCTCGACCAACCCCTGCGGACACCGCCACCAGGACACTTGACAAACCCGCGGAGCGTGCCGTAAACTACGATTACACCCACAAGAAAGGAAAAACAACAATGCGAATCGCACCCGGCGACATCGCCACCGGACAAGTCACCAAACGCGACTGGCTTGGGACCCAAACCGAAATCCTACGCCACATCAATGGGGCCACCTACGCCACCGACGTAGCACTCACCACCCTGATCGCCACCGTAGACGGCAACGACGACTTCCTGGCCCTCCACACCGTGCGGGAAGCCCTCCAAGCGGCAGAAAACGCAGCAGAACCACTACGCGAAACAATCAACTACCTGCTGGACATCTTCACATACAACCCAAAACCAGACGAAATCGACCCCCACACACCCCCAGTGTGCGACATGGACGCCGTGCGCACCCTCCACGCCTACGCGATGACTGTTGGAAACAGCCTGTCAGCTGCAACCCAGCGGCTCAAGACAGCCCTCCGCCATCAACAGTGGTGACGCTAACTCCGCCCATATGCGCCCATATGGATTCCGCCCATACAGGATTTACAATCCCCGCCCATATAGGAATCCCCGCCCATACAGAAAGGAACGAAAATGCCATTTAACCTATCAGACCCCGAGGATGTAGCTAAAGGTCTACTTATCCCCGAAGAATGGTTAAACTTCCAAGATAAAATTCTTGCACGCATTGACCTCGCTAACAACGCTATCGCTGGAATCATGCTATACACGGCGCGGAAAGACTGGGACAACGCCTGTTGGGAACTTTCTACAGGTCACGAATTACTCATAGATGCTGAGCATGCTCAAAGCGGCCTGGTTACAATCAGCACCTACTTATTACAGATCATTCAGGACATGCCCGAGGTGGACAATAATATTCACCAAATCTTTGAGAAAAGCGGTTTACAAACCCTCTACGACTATATGGAAATTACATACCACAACCTTAAAGCAGCAATTGACCGACTCGGAAGATTTGCATAAAAGACAAAAGCAATACCACAAAAATTAGGAAGATCAATGCTAATCGAAGACTCACTCCCAACAGCAGAAGAAATCTACCGCGGGAACATTCCTGAGTATAAATGGGACAAACTGTATGACCACCTCGACTCCCTCACTACCGAAACAACGCGGCTGACTACTAAGGGACAATTTCTTCTCGCTGTTAGGCCGGTTTCCCAGGGGAATCTAGGGGTCAGGTCTTACCTGCGGGAAGCTGAACTAATGGAACTAGGGGCGAGGCGGTTTTCCGCCTACCTGTCTACAGTGGTGATTCATCTTATGGGAGCATCCGGTTACACTGTTGAACACAATCCAACAACAAAAGACGGTACTGTGTATTATGCTGAACTCCAGCATCTCATGGAGTGGTTCAATGAGCTGTGGAAAAAACTTCGTGACATCCGCGAACAAGTAGAAAAACAGCGGATTAAGCTACAGTGAAACTTATCACATTCTACAATGTTGACATAATACGCTGTAAAATGTACAATGGGGGACAGCAAGAAAGGAAAACACAATGTACACCTCATCAGAAATCTACAGTCCAGCCCCAGACCCATACAGCGTGGCCATAGGTCGTATCAACAACAGCCAATGGCTAGCCCTCCAAGAACACATTCTCGACACCATCAACAGGGCCACCACCGCAACCGATATGGCCGTGCTCATCACATTTGTCAATGCCCCCAATAACCGTTTCAACTACATGACCAGGGACGAAGTCCAACAAGAAACCAGGGGCGCACTAATAGAAATCTCAATGCTTCAACACTACCTAGAAGAAATCGCAAGCTATGACCTAGATGATTTGATGAAAACTGAACGGTTCATCTGCCAGTTCATGCCAAACCAAAATCTACGAAAACTCATCCACTACGTCCATAATGTCACAAGCAATCTTCAAGCCGTCAGCTCCAAACTAGTGTTCGGCACAAACAGCGTTTAAAGCTACCGCCTTGACATTCCCGACTAAACCAAGGAAACTAAAGATCAAACAAACCAGCAAACGGTTCACCAGAAAGGAAACCACAATGGCAACCATTGTCACCCCCGACCAAATCAGGTGGCACAAACCCTACCGTCTCACCGCGGAACAAGTCGGGCAAATCCACCGCCACACCCTTGAAACCAAAACCCCCATCCAAGCGTACAAACTTCAAAAAGCCATCGAAAACTACCAGGCGATGCAGGATAAGGCGTTCCAACGCGACCACGGGGCCAGCATCTGCCGCTACTGGGAAGACGGCGCCGCTGAACTAGGGGGTCTCAACCAGTACGGTGTCATGATCGGCAATGCCTACTTCCACAGCACCAACCAAGAAGACCTAGAAACTGGCATTTTTGATACCATCCTAGGCGACACCTGGCGACAAGCCCTACACGTGCACGACGTAGAAGACTTCCAGGAAATCCTTACGACCATCCAAAACGAAACAGGGAACCCTGATCCCAAGCTAGACTTGGGTACCTGGACACACCCAAAAACTGGTGAAACCCGCTTGTACATCAACAACTGGCTGGAACTCTGCGGGGTAAAAACCGTGAAAAACTACGGCCGCATTGAATACGCCGAATTTGAGGGCCGACAAATCCCCGGCTCCCGGTTAGATGCTTTCACCCGCGGCAAAGTCTGGCTAGATAACCAAAACAATATCCATGTGAACATCCACCGGCGGGTTGAAGCCTACCTTGCTGAAGACACCATCCGCATGCACATCAACGCCGTACGGTACCATAACCAAGGACTGATTTAACATGCCAACAGAACTTGACGCTAAATGGCGTAAAGCACGAAAAACCCATAAGTGCAGCATGTGCACTGGAACCATCCCCCACGGTGAAACATACCACTGGTTCAAATATGTTGAAAGCCTCGGCCTGTACGAACTGAAAATCTGTGAGCCCTGTAGCAACATTTTCCTTGAGGTCGCGTCCTATGTGGACGATTGGCGTTATGTTAACGACGAAGGTATCGGCTTCGAGGACTACGAAGAATGGGCAACCGACACCGACTATCCCGACACCCCCGAAAAACAAGCCTGGCGTCAGCGTTCAGGTTGCATCAGATACGATGAGGAAGACCAATGATACTCGACATGACCTGTGGGGCACGCCTTATGTGGCACCAGAAGCACCACCCTGACGCGGTATACTGCGACATTCGCCAAGGCACTGAAACCCTGTCAGACGGCCGGGAAGTCCACATCAACCCCGACCAGGTAGCGGACTTTCGCAGGTTACCGTTCCCAGATGAAACATTCACCCTCGTCAACTTTGACCCCCCGCACCTCACCAAAGCCGGGAACACTGGTTGGCTGGCGAAAAAATACGGGGTACTATTCACCACTTGGGAAGAAGACCTCAAAGCTGGCTTCGAAGAAGCATTCCGCGTGCTCAAACCCGAAGGCGTCCTCACCCTTAAATGGTGCAGCGAACACATCCCCCTAGGCCGCGTTCTAGAACTCGCCCCCCACCCGCCACTGTACGGCACCAGGCAAGGCCGCAAAGGCGCAACAACATTCACCGTCTTTCAAAAACCAGGAACCCCCAATGATAAACAACCAAAATAACACCTTCGACTGGTTCTCATACCAACTAAGTGACTACACTTGGCAGTACTTCAACCTGGTGAAACAAATCAAGGTCACCAATAACCCTAACCTCATCCGCGGCGATGCGATAAAAGTACTAGAACAAGCCGAAACACTACATACCAACCTTGTTCCCCTGCTTGAAGAAATTGAAACCGCCATGGGAGGCAGGCCCGATGACCCAGACCTGGAAATCACCCCCACCCGCTACCTATACTATTCCGTTTGGGCTGACACCATCTGCCTAGGCAGCCGGATTGAATCCCTTATCCGCCTCATCGAATGGATGCTGAAAAAATGACCCGCAATAATAATTGGGTGCCGTTCCACGGTGTTAACTTGGAAACCACCTACACAGGGTGTTTCACCATCGGGGGGGATAAGCAGCATTTTGAAACCTGGTGGGCCTACCCCGCGGTAACAGGTATACAATCCGTGTTCAAAGTCATCACCTGGCTGGATGAAAACCCCCATTTCCCCCTTGGGGAGCGGAAAATGAAAATCCACTACCATTACCGGGACCCGAAGCGGAAACGGTCAAAAACACTCACCTGCGGGTGGGACCCCATGCATCCCAAAAATGTGGAAAAACACAAATACCTAAGTGAAGTATTTAGTAAGTCATGGAAAGACGCAGTGCGATTTCATATGAAAATGTACGAACAATTCTGGGAGGACTAAAATGTTGGAATATTGGCTATTAAATGATAAAAAACTTGAAGCCCGCACCTCATTGCTAGAACTTGAAGACATGCGGGTGATGAGGGACTACCATAAAAACGGCAAACGCCACATCGTATTCAACCACGGGGAGAATGTATTTTATGTAACAGAAACCCTAAGCCGGAAAGGAAAGAATATTGTTCGTGTGAAAGATGCAGCCACCGGGATTATTCTGCTACAAATCACCTACAACACAAACCACTGGGAAGATTTACAAGACATTATTCTCCGCGCTGCAGTGTACTTCTATCCGGTATCGACCATTGGGCAAAAACAAATGGAAGACGCAGGTTTAACATTTGTCAACAACACAGTGGTGGCGGAAAATAGTTGATAAAACTAAGGTCTCCAGGATATAATCAATGCATCTAACCGTTTCATAACCCCGGAGACCACATTGGAACCCAGCCAAGAAGTCCAGGAAATGCTGGACACAATTAACCACATTGTTCAAAGAGAAAAAGCAAAACAGCACCGGAAAGCCCAGGCGAAAAAGATTTGTAAGAGCGTCATATTCCCCGGTGTCATGATTTCGCTGTCTATCCTGTTCAGTCCCCCGCTTTTGGGTGCGTCAATGAGCAAAGAATGGGCTTGCGTCGCCTACTACACCATTGCTTTTATCTGCATCGGCTATATCATTATTACCGACTCGATAAGGACATTGAAAAAAAATGAAAACGAAAATTATTAACACTTTGAAAACCTGCTGGTCAACCATCCAAAACCAGCTCACCCCCCTGTCTGATCCTGAGGGTTACCCCACCTACACTTCTGGGTTCCTCACCGTCTCCGGTTTCACCCTCATTGCCGCCGGTGTAGCAAGCATCTTCAACACCAACGTTGGCCTGTTTTTCGCCATGGTATCCAGTGTGACCGCGCTCATGGCCACCTGGCACCTACTGGAAGACCCACGGCTACACGCCGCGCCGCGGCACATCACCGCGGAAGAAGCATTCCTCCCCAAAGAAGACAAGGAAGCCTAGTGGCAGAACTTGTTTACAATCACCGCGGTGTGCAACTCTACCGCGGTGACGCGCTCCAAGAACCATATTTATGGACACTCTCCCCCACACCGCTGTTTCTGCTCACAGACCCACCCTACGGGATGAATACCAACCTTCGGCACCGCAAAATAGGCAACCCCAAATTCACCCCGGTGATTGGGGACGAAGACACAGTTGTTCGAGACCACATGCTTCAAATTTGGCGTGAACAGCAAGGCGGGCCAGGGCTAGTATTCGGCACCTGGCGTAAACCAAAACCAGTTGACACCCGAAACGTTATTACCTGGTGCAAAGGCAACAGCCCAGGCCTAGGCGACCTACGTGTTCCGTGGGGCAGCGCAACGGAAGAAATCTATTTGATCGGCGACGTCAACCCCGACCTGTTCCAAGGCCCCCGGGTAGTGAACCACCTCACCATGGACACCATCAACTCACAAGCCAAAAACCGACCAAACCACCCCACGCCAAAACCCGTAGGCCTCATCATGCGGCTAATGGAAAAAATCAGCCCCCACGCCACCATTGTTGACCCGTTCGCTGGGTCCGGTGCCACCCTCCGTGCCGCGCAACAGTTAGGCCGTGGGGCAATCGGGGTGGAAATCAACCCAGACTATGCGGCCGAGGCTGCCAAACTACTAGAAGAAGATGCCAAAAACCTATGAACCAGACCTATCTTGAAACCAACGCGGAACTCTCTAAATCCCACACCGCGGAAGAAATCACCGCACTAGACGCCAAAGCAGCCCGCGAATACTTCCTCGAAAACATCAACCAAAACACCGTGTTCTTCCACACCCTGGAAGAAAAAATAAACCACCTCACCAGCATGGGGGCATGGGATGAATCCGTCCTAGAAGCATACACATTTGACGAAATAAAACAACTCTTTCAGCAGGCCTACGCCTATAAATTCCGGTTCCCAAATTTTATCGGGGCCTACAAATTCTACACATCCTACGCGCTGCGCACCCCTGACAGGTCCCGCATCTACGAACGGTTCGAAGACCGCGTAGTGCTCAACGCTTTAGCGTTCAGTGAAGACTTTGAGCACGCGAAACAAGTTGTTGATCTCATCATGACCGGTCGGTTCCAGCCCGCCACCCCAACATTCCTCAACGCGGGTCGGGCACAAGGCGGAGAACCCGTTTCCTGCTTCCTACTTGACGCCGACGACAACATGGAAGCAATCGCCAACGTCATTAAGGACAGCCTACAACTCTCCCGCCGCGGTGGTGGGGTATCAATCAACCTCACCGACCTACGGGAAAACGGGGCACCAATCAAAAACCATGCGGGAGCAGCCCGCGGAGTCATTCCTGTCATGAAAATTTTGGAAGATGTTTTCAGCTACGCCGACCAACTAGGGCAACGCCAAGGCGCCGGGGCCGCATACCTGCACATTATGCACCCCGATATTATGGCGTTTTTAGACACCAAGCGGGAAAACGCGGACGAAAAAATCCGCATCAAAACCCTATCGTTAGGTGTGGTCATCCCCGACGTGTTCATGCGGAAAGCCAAAACAGGGGAACACGTCATGCTTCCCAGCGTGTACGATCTGCAGCAGGCCGGCTACGGGCGTTTAAGTGGCATTGATTGGGAAAAACAGTACGATGAGGTGGAGAAAAACCCTCTGGTCAGCAAAACCTACATTGACCCTCGCCAAGTACTAGCCCGCATAGCGCAAATCCAGATGGAATCCGGCTACCCGTTCATCGTCTACCAGGATGCTATGAACCGCGGCAACCCCGTGCCACAGCTAGGGCCAATACGATTCAGCAACCTATGCACAGAAATCGCTCAAAGCTCAATGCCGGGAGAGTTTCACCCCGATGGCACACTCAAACATTTTGAAGCGGATTTTGCCACCGCCTGCAACCTGGGAAGTTTCAACATTCATCACATGCTAGAGCTGCTGGAATCAGGACAGAAAGAAGAGTTTGAAAAGTCAGTCAGCACTGCCGTACGGTTTCTCAATGAGGTAGTTTCCCAATCTGACCTGTCCTGTTCACCACTTGTCGACGCTGGGAACCGGCTTAAAAGCGCCATTGGGTTAGGGCAAATGAATTTGCATGGTGCCCTGCTGCACCGCGGCATGTTGTACGATTCAGACCAAGCCCGCGAACTCTTCGACAAATACATGGCACACATCACATTCTACGCGATCAAAGCCTCTAATAAACTCGCCGAAGAAGAAGAATTTTCTTTCACAATTCGGGACCTTAACAGCTCCGAAATTATCAAACAACAGTCCGCTTACCTGGATAAACTTACGCCTCTGCTGGAAAAGCACTTCCATCCCGAAGAAGTTGCAGACCTTAAACACCGCGTTGAAACATTTGGTATTTGGAACCTGTATTTGCAGGCTATCCCCCCCACTGGTTCAATCTCTTATATCAATAATTCCACTCCCTCAATCCACCCCATTGTTGATCCAGTGGAAATCCGTAAAGAAGGCAAAATCGGCCGCATCCATTCCCCAGCTTTCGGTTTGCCTCAGTGGATGGAAAAAACCGGCAACCAACCAGTGGAAACCGCCTATTCTTTGGGCTGGAAGCCTATTATTGACATGTACGCTGTAGCACTACCCTATGTTGACCAGGCGTCCAGCCTCACCCTGTTTTTCAAAGAAGGCATCACCACGCGGGACATCAACAAAGCCCAAATCTACGCCTGGAAAAAAGGCATCAAATCCCTGTACTACACCCGGATTCGGCAAACCGAACTCACCAGTCGAAAACAAGCCGTTGAAACCTCGGAAGAGTGTGTGGCGTGTGTCCTGTAGCGACATCGAAACGCCGCGGGGTGCGGGTAGATTCGATCACCTGGTATGAGGACGGGGAAGTGGTTTGGTCCCGGTTTCACAGTGAAACCATTATCCGGGCTTGCCGTTTCCTCCCTCTCACATTCCCCTACGTGGCGGAAACCACAGAAAATATTGATTGGATTTACAAAAACCCGTCGCTATTTACCGCGTTTCAGAGTATAGTGGCGGATAACCACCTACCACAGAACGATGTTGCCGGCACCGTGTTTTTCGGCGGAAAAAACACAATTTACATGGATACCATTATCCCCATCTACCAGATGCTTTCCACCCTGGTGCAGGCAATAGATTCGCTTGAAGAAGAAAGGCAAAAAGAAAAATGCTATATGACCTTGCGCAGGGCTTGCCGGAAGGCATCGAAGAACTTCGGGGAATTCAGCGCGGATCAAGCATTAAGGCAGTCGATTGGAACCACCCTTACCGCGGAATTGACCTAGATGTGTGGCAAAAGCAAACCTCGAATTTTTGGCTGCCGGAGAAAATCCCGCTTTCTAACGATTTGAAGTCCTGGAACCTGCTGGATGAGGACACCCAGCGAGTAGTGACGCACTCGCTGGCGTCACTCACCCGGCTGGATACGCTACAGGCGGAGTTCGGTGCCCCCTGCTTGTTGTCCAGTCCTGGGGTCACCCCGCATGAGTCTGCGAACCTGTCGTTTATCACCGGCATGGAGGCTGTGCACGCGCGTTCGTACTCTTCTATTTTCTCCACCCTGTTGCCTTCGGACAAAATCGAAGAAGCGTTCAATTTGGCGGACATGGACTGTTTGCTTTCCGCAGAGATGGATTTATTCATGGCCATTTACCAGTCAGGACAAATTGAGTATTTCACGGACAGCCTACCTGGTTCAACACTCACCGCGGTAAAAGCGGCAACCAGTGTGATGTTAGAATCGTTCCTGTTCTACACGGGCTTCTACCCGGTGTTGAAGCTAGCTGTGGAGGGGAAGCTCACTAACACCGCGGACATTATCCGGCTTATCATGCGGGACGAAGCTGTACACGGGTTTTATATTGGTGGGATTTTTGAGCGCATCCGCGAAGAAACGTTGGAGGAAGAACCCGAGCTTTGGGAGCGGATCGAAGAATATATTGAAGAAACCATCAAGGGCCTGTTCGATGCTGAAAAGCAACGCATTGAACAGTACTACTCGTGGTCTGATACGTGTAAACAGTGGATTCCCGACGCACTGCAATTCCTTGGCTATAACGCTAAAATGGCTGGAAGTAACCTTGGTGACAGCGACTACGCGGGGCTCATTGGCGATTATGGCAATAACGTTTCTTCAGTTATCCTTTCGCAGCTTTCTACGGTTTCGGATGAAAACCACGACTATTTTTCCGGCTCCGGTTCCGCATACGTGGTTGGCACTGTGGAACAGGTCACTGACGACGACTGGGACTAGACATAACCCAACATATTTGGTAGAGTAGGGTATAGCAGAAAGGAAAATACATGTTTGAAATCACCTATGCGGGACCAGAATTTGCTATCAAAGGCCCCGCCAGTGACGCCACATTCCACAAAACCATGGAAGCCCTAGGCGGTATCAATCGTCAGTTCGGCACCTATTATTACCCCCTTACCCTATCCAAACTCCAAGAACTCTATCTAGCACTCAAACCCTACGGAAGAATCGGCATGGACCAGGCCATGCAAACCGCGGTAAAACGCCTCAAAAACGGCGAAATTCTCCACCTCACCACCAATGCGGAGCTAGAAAATTACCAGCTCAACTACCATGTTGAACTGGAAGCCCCGAAAATCGCCGCGGCGCTCAAAGACTACCAAAAAACCGGTGTCGGATTCCTCACCACCCACAAGTCAGCCTTGCTTGCCGATCACCCCGGTTCCGGTAAAACCCTTATGGCCATTACCACCATGATAAACGCCAACGTCACCGGGAACATTTTGGTTTTAGCCCCATCAATTGCCGCCACCGTGTCCTGGCCAGAAGAATTTGAACAATGGGGGCCCCTCCAAGATGAATACTTAATTGTAGAGGGCACCGCGAAACAACGCGAATTCAAATTAGGCAAGCTCCGCACCGCACCAACAGGCAAACGCCGTTGGTTCCTCTGCAACCATGAAATGGCCAGGGCAAAATACCACGGGCCCGAAAGCACAGATGAAAAAGGCTGGTACGAATACCACTGGAAACATTTATTCTTCCACGACTACATGGTAAGTGAGCCAAAAATCCCCCGCAGGTGGGCCGCTATCATTATTGACGAATCCCACCGCTGCCTGGTGACGAAAAAATCCCAGGCCTGGAAGCAACAACAAACACGCTGCGGCATGGGGAAACTCCAAATCAAACCAGGCGGCCGCAAAATCGCAATGTCCGGTACCCCATTCCGCGGGAAAGTAGAAAACCTGTGGGGAACCCTCAACTGGCTTGACCCAGAGCAATACACCAGCCTTAACCAGTGGAATAGGTACTATTTTGACGCCAAACCCGGCTACTGGGGTGGGATAGAACTAGGGGAGCTCACCGAGGTGAAAGAACGGGAACTCTTCGATGAACTCTCCAACTACATGATTCGCCGCACCAAAGCGGAAATTATGCCAGATTTGCCCCCGAAATCTTACGCAGGGCACATGCTCCCCGGTGTTGACGCGGCCCCGCAACTCAAACAAGGGTTTGTGGGGCACTGGCTGCCAATGGCTGGGAAACAGAAAAAAGCCTACGAGGAAATGGCGGAACTAGCTCTAGCGCACCTTGACAGTGGTGACCTCATGGCCAACGGTGTGCTAGCTGAACTCACCCGCCTAAAACAATTCGCAGGCTGCTACGGCCGGTTGGAAACCAAAGAAATCACCACCGGGGGTTTCGCTGATTTCATAGAAGAGTTCAAACCCAGCCTCCCGTCCAATAAATTCAGTTGGCTACTGGAATTCCTGGAAGAACGCGGAATCTATAAAAACACCACAGCCCGCAGTATGGATGATGCAAAAATCGTTATTGCTAGCCAATTCACCAGCGTTATTAACCTGTTCCACGCGGAACTAAACAAGAAAGGTATCAAGTCCTACCGCATCACCGGTGAAACCCCCAACGACCAGCGGAAAATGTTTGTCCAAGAGTTCCAAAAACCCACAGGGGTGCAAGTCATGTTCGTCAATACCAAGGCTGGCGGTGTGGCACTTACCCTAGACCGCGCCGATGAACTAGTGATCCTTGATGAAACATTCATTCCCGATGACCAGGAACAAGTGGAAGACCGTATTCACCGCACTAGCCGCGTGCACAACGTTATCATCCACTATGTGCGTAGCCTAGGCAGTGTGGAAGAATCAATCGCACTCACCACCATCAAACGGGATGTGAGCCAGAAAATCCTACTTGACGGCTACCGCGGCGTTGATGTAGCCCGGCAAATTTTAAGTGAGAAAGGAATGAAGCAGTGAAGCCGCTAACCTTGTCCGCTTCCCAGCGGAGCATGTTCAAGCAGTGCCAAAAAAAGTGGTGGTTTGCTTATATGGAAAACCTAGAACCCGTGTCTGAGCGCAGCACCGCATTGTGGTTTGGTGTTGGTATCCACTTGGCAATGGAGAAATACTACATTCCCGGCACCGAGCGCGGCACACTCCCGTGGGAAACCTGGGCCCAGTATTGTGCTGACACCCGCAAAGAAGGCCTATTCATCAGTGTGAAAGGTGGCAGCGGGGAGGAAGACGTCTACAATTCCGTTGAAGCTTTGAAACTTGGTGACGCTATGCTGCGGCACTACGTGGATTTTTACGGGCCCGAAGAACACATTGAAGTCATCTCTCCCGAGCTACCGTTCAACGTGTCCGTGCCGCATATGGAATGGCAGTGGAACGCGGCAGGCGACGCTGTAATCTCCAGGTTGGAACCTTTCGGCTTTTTCCGTGGTGTGATGGATTTAACATTCAGGGATTTGCGGGACGGCACCCTATGGGTCAAAGATTATAAAACCTGCTCCAGCCTAGGTTATGGTCGGAATCAATTCTTACCCCTTGATGACCAAGCTGGTGCCTACTATGCCATTGCTGAACACTACCTACAGCAAAAAGGCCTTATCAAGCAGGACGAACACCTCCGCGGTATCATCTACGACTATTTGGTAAAGCGTGCCCCCGATACCAGGCCTCGCAACCAAGATGGTCTAGTATGCAACAAGCCACTAAAAGCCGACTATATTGCTGTACTCGCCGAAAACGGGCACAAAGGACTTGACAAACTTAAAGTAAGTCAGTTACAATCGTTAGCAGAACAAGCCGGGATCGAGGTTTTCGGCAAGGTTTCCAAAAACCAACCCACACCAACACTCGAACGAGTGAAAGTGTACCGGAGTAAAACCCAACTGAAAACCCAAATTGAACGCATCAAATCCGACATGGAAGCGATGAGTTTAGTCCGAAATGGTATTGTTCCAGCAAGTAAAAACCCAACAAAAGATTGCGCCTGGTGCCCCTTTAACGAACTTTGTATCCTCGATGAAGACGGCCGCCAAGACGAAAAAATGAAAAATCTTTTGTACCGAATCCGAAAGGAACACTAATGAGTATTGCACCAGCAAATTTCCTGGTCACCTATTTTATCCGCGATGAGGTTGCAGCCAGCAAGCCTAACAAGTATGAGTATCAAACCCGGGACACCACCGCGGTCCGCGCCGTCAACAGCCTTGTTCGTGAACTCAAGGAAGCCGGTACCATCAAGAAGGCTAGCGAGCTTGTAATCCGCGAAGTCCGCGTCGTCCCGGGGGTGTAAAACAATGCTGAGCTGCAAGGTTGACTTCAACGATATGCTGCAAAACCCAGAAACCGGGGTGACGTCATGGATGCGAATATTCAAAATTGATGGTGACCCTAAACGCATCTGGGTGCAGGCCGGCTATCAAATGGATAACGGCGGCTGGTATGAGTCAGACGACATTGAACTGTCCAACAAAATCCTCGAAGCCCTTGCAGCACACAACTACCGTGTCGTCGTTTTAGAAGGCACCATCCCCACTGAATATTTCACCGCGGAACAGCTAGAAGTTCTCTACTCTGAATTTTATGTGGAGAAAACCATTCCCGACGTGAAGAAACCAACCGCGGAAGAAATTATCGACCGCGAAGTTGAAGAAATTGAACGCAAAACCCGCGAAGAAGCTGAAGGGTTAAGCTTTGAGGAAATCATGGCCCTGCTTCAAGCTGAAGACACGGAGGCAATGCGGAGCGATTTGAAAAATGATGACAACTCTAATAATTCTGATGGTCACAATGACCACGATGACCCTAGTAAACCTAGTGAACCTGACAACCATGATGAACCGAAACCGAAACCGCAACCAGAAGACCAAGAAGAACCATAAAACCAACTAGCCCAAAAAGAAAGGATGCATCATGAGTTTATTTGATGACGTAGAGCCCGTCGACGACAAAATCACCAGCATCAACGTGCTACTCTACGGTCGGCCAGGCGTAGGCAAAACATACTTCGCGGGACAAGGCCTAGACCACGGAAAACGAAACCTCATTCTCTCATTCCCCGGGGAAAACATTGGTTCCGCAGCTCGCAGCGGTGGACAAACCAACGTGGCGAAAATCACCAGCTGGGAGCAGTTGGAAGGCTACCTCAACGACATTGAGGATAAGCCAGACTATTTCGACTGGATCATCGTGGATTCCCTCACCTCACTGCAACTCTGGGTACAAGCGACCTTGCAGAAAATGGTGTCGGAACAACACGAACAGGCCAGCACCTACCAAACCAACAACTCCAACCCACGGCGGTTCGTACGTACGCAACAGCTACGCTACGAAGACCAGGAACGCCTCCGCTACATTGTTGACCGCCTAGTTGGTAGCGACGCCAATGTGCTATTCCTGGCGCATGAGATGGAAATCTGGAACCCCCAAGGTACCGCGGAACTAGGCCCCATGATCGAAGGCGGCCGCGGAAAGTTAGCTGCCCTCATCTGTAGCCGAATGCAAATTGTGCTGCACCTGACCATTCAGGGGAGCGTGAAAATCCGCGGGAAAGAATACAAAAACCTGCACCGGTTTGACGCCGCCACCCAAGAAGGCAAACTCACCCGTGATAATGTGGGGGTGTTCAAAAAACCCTACTACACCTACAATCTGACCCTGGGGAAATTCACCCAGATGCTGCTTGATGCATCCGAAGCCACCATTGATAACCCTGTCGCCACTAAGAAGGAAGAAGCCTAAACCATGAAACTAAATCTCCGACTTGACCTGAAAGCTGTTGCCGAAGCCGCACGCCGCGCTAAGAACATTGGTGGCTACGATGGTCCCCCGCCGCCAAACGGCCGCTACCGCACTGAACTTGTCAACCTGTCAGTTGACAACGACAAAAACAACAAACCAATCATGATCGCGCAAATGCGAATCAATGAACCCTTAGAGCGTGGCGGCAAAAAGAACCCGCTCGCCGAATTTAACGGCTTCACCTACTGGAACCGCTTTGACCTAGAACTTGACCCCACCGACCAATATTTTGATATTCGTGTTGGCAGCATTGACGATTTTGTCCGCGAGGTTACAGTTGGTCGGTACGGCGTTGTAGACTTCCTCCAAATGAGTGGGACAGACAATGGTCTTGGTACCAAGGTTGAAACCACCCGGGACGGGAAAAAACACTTCACAGTCGTCACCCGTATTGGTGAAGTAGAACTGAAACCAGGTATCATGATTAATGTTCAATCCAAGCTTTCCACCCAGGTGAACAAGTCAACAGGACTTCCTTACGCGAATGTCCAGTGGATTTTCCGCAGTAACGAATCCTTGATTGCGGAAGAAAAATACACCAGTCAGGTTGAAGACAGTACCCCGGCGGTGGAAGAAGAGCCCGAAAACGTCCCGGAGCCGGAGAACGCGATCGAAAATTTCACCACTGACCCAGGTGAAATCCTTGACAGTGACGTACAAGACGATGACAATTCAGAAGAATTCATCGAAATTGATGACGCGGCTTTAGGTTTGGAGTAAACCATGGGGCATGAAATCAAGTTCTATAAGAAGAAAAACTGTCCCGCTTGCGTTGCGGCACGGCACTATATTTCCGAATGCGGGCTCCCAAACGGCTGGTATATTACCGAACTAGATGCAGAAGCGCACCTTGACTTCCTGCATTTAGCAGGTGCCACAGCGGCCCCGGTAATCATCTTCCCCGGCGGAAACATAATTACTGGCTGGGGGGAAACCCAAAAGGAAACCTTTAACCGGGTAATTAGTATTACCCGGGAACTCCAGGAAAACTAACATGTAAACCCCAACAGGACCTGTTTTTGTTGGGGTTTACACGTACTTAAGGCGATTTATTATGCGTTTTATCAATCTCCACGGTCATACGTCATTCTCCAACCAGGACGGCCACGGCACCCCACAACAGCATGTTGAACGGGTGAAAGAGCTAGGCATGTCAGCTATTGCGCTAACTGAACACGGCAACACTTCCTCCCACGTCCAGCTGGAACAAGCCGCCACCAAGGCCGGGATTAAGCCGATTTATGGTTGTGAACTTTATGTGGCGTTACCAAAGACCCGCGCGAAGTTTCACCAAACTGTGCTCGCCATGAATCAAGACGGCTATCGGCAACTCAACCGCTTGGTGTCTGCTGGTTGGCGGGAAACGTTTGCTGGATCTATGAGTGTGAACCCCCGCGATTTACTGAAGCCGGCAAGCGTCAGCGGGCTTATTGTTTTATCTGGCTGCGCGGATAGTTGGCTATCGTGTTTGCTTGCTGGGGGGAAAAGTCTAGGGCCGAAACTCAACCTCGCCGCGGGGGTGGACAAGTCAGAACTTCAACAGCGGTTCGAGAAAGCCTTATACCTGGTTGATGCGTTCCAACGCTGCTATGGGGACCGCTATTACCTGGAATTGCAGCCGTTTTCCTACTATGACCGCACCTGCTACCTCAATGAACAATTACAGGCCTTATCGGAGAAAACCGGTGTTCCGTTGGTGGCCACGTGTGACGTTCATTATCACGAACCCGGCGGTTGGCGGGTACAGCAATTGGCGAATGCTTTAGGGTGGGGAAAAACATTTGAGGAAGTGGGGGCAAACCGTGATTACGCAGCATCGGAATGCACGTTTCCAGAAAGTGACGAATATCTCACCAAGCGTTTGTTAGCGGCGCATGTTACCGCGGAGAACGCGGAAATAGCCATTGGTAACACCCAGGTCATTGCCGACCGGTGTAACGTCACATTGCCGAAAACCAACCCTATCCGGGTGAGTTTTAATGAGGACGGCACCGATCCCACCGCGGTAGAACTGCTAAAAGCAGCTTTGTTGCGAGGACTACAATTCCGGTTCCATAACTTCCCCGAATTTGCCGCGCACTACAAAGCACACTCCAGTGAATACAAAGCCCGCATCAATAAGGAATTTGGTGTCATCCAGGCAAAAGGCTTCGCCGATTATTTCCTTATCAACCAACAGATCATTTCCTGGGCTAAAAACCAGGGCATTGTTGTCGGCCCCGGTCGCGGGTCTGCGGCTGGTAGCCTAGTTTGCTATCTTCTGCAGATTACTGAAATCAACCCAATGCTTTACCCCAACATGCTGTTTGAACGCTTCCTTGACCCAGGCCGCGAGGACGCACCCGACATCGACACAGACTACCAAGACTCTAGGCGCGGGGAAATTTTCGACTACACCAGACGGACCTACGGGGAAGAAAACGTGGGTAACATCGGGAATTTCAACCGCTACCGAGGTAAAACCGCGGTAAAAGACACAGCCCGAGCATTACGAATCCCGCTGGCGAAAGCGGAACAGTTCGCTAGTTTTATCGGGGACACTCCACATGGTTCTCCGCGGGAATTTAATTCTGCGGAAGATGCTGCTACGATGTTCCACATTTGCAGCAAGATGATCCAGCAATACCCTGACTGGCAGCTGGCGTTTTCCCTGGAAGGGGACCAGAAAACTATGGGTGTGCATGCTGCTGGAATGGTGCTGTCGAACAGCAAAATTTCGGACACTTGCGCAATCTACCGTCGGAAAAAAGCCGGGGAAGACGACTATAGCGAGATTATTGCTTTTGATAAGCGTGACGCCGCATATCTGAACATGCTTAAATTGGATTGTTTGGGGCTTTCCACCATGACATTAGTGGGAGATGCTATTGACATGATCGAGGGAATAAGCCTGCAAGATATCTACCGCCTCACCCCTGATGACCCAAAGGTGTTGCAAAAGTGGGTTGACGACGATTTGACGGGTGTTTTCCAGTTCGAGGGTGCAACTACCCGGAAGATCGTTAAACAAGTCTGTACAGGCCTGGAAAGGACGAATTTTGGGGTACTGTCAGATATCAATGCTCTGTCCCGGCCTGGTGCTATGACCAGTGGCATGACCGCGCAATACATCAAGGTTGCCAACGGGTCCGCGCCGCGGCTTATTCACCCTATTATTGATGCGCTACTTACAGACACAAACGGGTGTTTAGTGTACCAGGAACAGGTAATGCGGATTGGGAAAGAGTTTGGGGGGTTGTCAGATCATGAAATCGGTCGCCTTCGGAAAATCATTGGGGCTAAACAGCAAGGCGGTGCGTTCGAGGCGTTTTGGGTGAAGTTCCGCGATGGCGCTAAGACGCTACATGGCGTCGATGAACAGCTTTCCCGAAAAGTGTGGGATTGGATGGCTGCGTCATCCAATTACCTTTTCAATATTGCACACGCGGTGAGCTATACGACGATCGCGTATTGGTGTGCATGGCTAAAAACCTATTATCCGCTGGAATTTTATGTGGCCGCTTTGCGGGTTGCGAGTGGAAAGGGGAGTGTGAAGGGGAAGATGTCCCCAGAAAAAGTGCTTCTGCTTGATGCTGTGAAGCATGGGGTGAAGGTGTTGCCACCTGATATTACTAAGTGTGGCCCTGATTGGTCCGCGATGGAAGCTGGCGGCATTATGGGGGGGTTCAAACAAATTAAAGGTTTAGGTGTAAAAACCACGGCAAATATCATGGATTATATGGCAAGCCATGAGGTAAAGGGTTGGTTTGATTTGCAAAAGGCTGTTCGAGGGCTCGGCCTGAAGACGGTGCAGCGCTGTCAAGCGTTTTGTGAATCTTCTGACCCGTTCGATTTAAGTTTGCCTTCGCGGGTCGCTGTTGCGGTAACGAAGGAAGTAAGGTGGGCTGTTGACCCGTTAACCGCGGAGAAGTTGCAAAAGTTTGACGGCCAAGAGGTGCAGTTTGCGGGGCAGGTTTTGTCAGTGACACATATTAATGTGGTAGCTGATCTTGCGGAGCGGAAAGGGATTTCCCGCGCTGAGGTGTTGGAGAATTTGAAGCAACCTGATTTTGCAACCAGGGCCCGAGTGATTGCGCTTGACCCTTGTGGTGCTGAATTTCGACTTACGGTGAACCGGTTTGTGTATCCGCAGGTTGAGCAGCAATTACGACAGTTTGATGATAAGGGGGTGTGGGGGGTGGTGGCTTCTGGTGTTGCGAATGCGGAGTTTCATTGCCTTATGGTGTCAGAGATCACATTTCAAAAAATTGACATGCTAGACTCGGTGTAGTTATAATGGGGTCATCACAATAACAAGAAAGGAAAAACCGTGTTACAACTACACGAAATCCAACACCACGGCATCGACTACGTAGATGTCACAGCAGCAGCAAAAATCCTCGGAATCGCATTCGCCACCTGCCAGTGGTACAAAGCAAAAGGCTACCTCCCAGAGGTTGAAGCTGAAATCGGCTCCACCGGCTTTTGGAAGAAAACCACCATCGAGGAATTTGCACGCAACCGCAACACCAAACGGGCCCCAAGGATTAAGAACGGGAAAATCAAAACCACGCAAAACCGCCGCGGGAAGAAAGAAGTAAATGCCCCCTAAGTATGAATTTAACCTAAACACCTACGAAAACTATATTGTTGGCGTAGATCCCGGGGTTACCACTGGAATTGCAATCCTGGGGTGGGACGGTAACGAAACCCCAAGTGCTGAAAATGTTGCCTACACCCTAGACCAATTCACCTACGGCAACAGTGGTTCCGTCACTGACAATCGAAGCGACAATGAGATCGAGATGATCCAAGACATTGCCGAATACATTCTCAATACCACCTGGGGCTGTTATGACTACCTAAACCCCAAAATATGGTTGGTGATGGAAAATTTCACACTGCGGCAAACCAACAGTTCACCGGAATATCTATCTCCTGTCCGCGTAGCATCAGGAATCATCGCTGCCATACTAGGCCGAATAGACCCCGCACACTACGAATACCCGCTCCCAGAAATCAATCTCACCTACCAGTCTCCCGCAGATGCAAAAAACATCTGCACAGATGAAAGGTTAGAAAAGTGGGGATTTAAGCAAAAAACCGATTCTGACACCAGGCATGCACGCGACGGTTTACGACACGCTGTCGCCTGGTTGCGGAAACTTTCTGGCCCCCATACCAGTTACCAAAACCTATACACTAGCTTGTAAAATCACCCCCAAGACCCCACCTGGTGTATACTCGCAATATCAATGAGCAACGAAAGAAGGTTTTAAATGACCCCAGAGAACTGTCTTAACAGGAAGCAAACCATCTCATTCCTCCAAGAAGTAGCAAAACTTTTGGAAAAAGACTTTTCTCTCGGAGTTTTCCGCATCAGTGGGTCAACTGATCCCGGTGAAGACCACTTCGGTGTTGACCCCGCCAACATTGTTGATATTGGCGGGGTTTTGGGAGCTAGAATCTTCGACGCGGGAATGCGAATTGTCCCAACCGCTGACATCCAGCGAGAAAATCTTTTACAAGCAGCCTATAAACGCGGCCACACGACAGGAAAGGTAAACTAGAGTCATGACAAACCCCACTAGCATTACTGAAGACCAACTTGCAGAGATCGTATCCGAGTACTTCAATAAAGGCTTTACTGCGCCTTTGCCGCTCCCTGCTGGTGAGAAGTTCCCGCCACCGAAGAAAACTACCGGCCGTGTGGCAGATATCACCCCAGAGCAGATTCTTGGTTTTTGGGAACAGCAGTCTGGTGGGGACCATAATGTGGCCATCCGTATGCAAACTTATTCTGATGCGGAAATGTTGAAAATCCAGCAGGAAACCGGCACCGCACCGTTCGACATCATCGGTATTGATGTTGACCATTACAATGGGAAAAAAGGCGCCGACCGTATTGCTGAACTGGAAGAAAAACTCGGGCCCCTTGATCGCATGGCTCACCCGCGGTCTAGCCGCCGGGGTGCGGAAAACCCCGGGGGGCATTCATTCTTTCGTGTTCCCCGGGGTCTTCTGTGGAAATCAGCGGTTTGTCCAGATGTTGATTTGTTGCAGAAAACGCACCGCTATGCACTAGTATACCCTAGTGTTGTTGACAATTTGCAATACCAGTGGTATTTGGGGGAAGAAATTTGTGAAATCCCCAGCGTAATGGACTTACCGCGGCTCCCCCAAACGTGGGTAGACTATCTTTCCGACGGTGGAAAGTCTACTGTTTCTGACCGGAAACCCGGGGCCATCTCCCAAAACGCCAACCACGCTAGCGCATACCGCACCGCGGTAGACTGGATGCGGAAAAACTTCTACGACTTCGGATCGAACACACTTTCCCCGAGGTTACTGAAAGCCTGCGACAGCGAGGGCCTTAAAGAAGATCTCGCAAACAACGGGCACGACACCATGGTGCACGCCGTGCACAACATCATCATGTACGGGGTGGACGGTGAACCCGGCGTCAAACTAGCCCTCAAAAAACTAGGAAACCACTTTTACCGCGCCGTTGTTGGGGACGGCCGCCGCGAACCCGAGGTTGCGAAACAAGAGTTTTACGCAGCCATTATTGGGGATGTGGAAAAAATTTCTGCCGATGTTGAATCTGGTAAAATCCGCCTAGTGAACCCGGGTGAGATTGCGGAGAAGATGCAGAAATTAAGTGAGAAGATGTCAAACGGTACCCCAGAAGAGAACGCCGCCGCCGTACAGACAGAGCTAGACAACATGGCGATTACTGACCCCCCCATTATTGATTGGCGCAAATACGACGCCAACGATGTTGGTTTTGCCGAAATGGTGTCAGACTATTGGGGAACCCGCTTCCTGGCCTGCGCCGAAGGCGGAAGCCGCGAATTTGTACTACTCGACACCGAAACCATGCGGTATTCGGATTTCATGTATAAGGATCGTGCCTTACGGATTGTGTATGAAGCTACCAGTGAGCGGCTTAAAGCAGAGCGTGATCGTCTGCGGAAACTTCGTGATATCCTCAATAAGCGGATTACCGAAGGCGGAGAGATCACGAAACCTGAAACTGACTGGTTAGAAAACGTTGATGAGGAAATTAAATATTTAACCAAGCTGGCAAATAAGACCGCCACCACGTCCCAGCAGCGGGCTATTCTAGCCCAAATGCACGCCATGCCTGGACACCATGTAGACATCACCCACTTTGACACAAAAAAAGGCCTTGTGGGCTTAGGTGGGGCGAAAACCTTAGATTTATCCCGCGGTAAAATGGTCATCCGTGACAGCGTGCCGGAAGACCGGCTGTCCATGTCAACTGCTTGCGAATACATCCCCGGGGCGAAACACCCGGCTTTTGAAAAATACCTACAAAACTTCATCCCTGACGAGGAACTCCGCCGCTTCACCCAGAAATGTTTAGGATACTCCTTAATTTCTGGAAACCCGGAAAAACTGCTGTTTATTTTCCATGGTGAGTCCGACACTGGTAAAACCACCCTTTTGCAAGCCGTCGCTGCCGCATTAGGGGACTATGCGGGCCCGCTGTCCGCACAAAAAGTGTTTGGGCAAGACACAGGGGCCCCGAACGCGGAACTTTTGCTTTCCATGAACCGCCGTGCGGTGATTCTTTCCGAGCTCGGCGAGCGGTCTAATTTGTCCGCTGACGCCTTAAAACGGGCCACCGGTAATGATAGCACCTCCCTGCGTTTACCGCACTCACAGAACGTTGTTGAGGGCCAATTGCAATTCACCCTGTATGCCGCCACGAACACTCCCCCGTGTATTCCAGACGCCGACGCGGCCACACTCCGACGTATGTGCACCATTCCTTTCACCCGCCAACATCGCGGGGGGATGGTGAAGTTTGAGGATGATATCGTGAACAATCCTGAGGTTCTTCCAGCCATTCTGGCGTGGCTCATGGAGGGCCTGGAAATGTACCTTGCCGAAGGCTTGTCGAACGACACCTGGCCTGCCGCTATTAAAACTTCCACAAAAGCCATTTCACAAGGGGCAAACTATTACACTGACTTTATTGAGGAAATTTGCGAAATTACCGTTGATGAAGACCCTGAGATGGATGAGTTTGGTAATACAGCAGAGGAAGAAACCTTCGTTTACGAATCAGATATCACACAAGCGTGGAATCGTTGGGTGCACGCCAATGGTCTTTCAACAACACCACTGACAAATCTGCGGAAATTCAAGAAAATGCTGCGGGCTTTAGGTGTGCAAACAAACCGATGTATGGTCAATGGTAAACGAACATATAAGTATATGGGTTTGCGATTGCGTCAATAGTTGACTTCAAAATTTCATTATGCTAATATTGCTGTTGGAGATAAGTACCATCCTCCGCATAATAGATGGGCACTGAGGACCCGACAGCATCCTGGCAATTTCGTTTTCAGCTGTCGGGGCTATTCTAATTCTTGAATCTTTCCAGGGCGTTTCGTACAATATCCGGCATGTCCGGTATCCGCGGGGGTTCTTGCCAGAGTTCCCGTAAAACCTGAATGTAGGCAACAAGATAAGCCATAGATATGAGCTGGTTTTTCAGATCGAAAATTTCATTGTAAAGCTCAATGTTTTGTGCTTCCAAATCCTTATTTCGATCTACTGCACCATCTAACTGCTTTAACATGTAGCAGAGATTATCTGTAGCTTTTTCCCGTTCCGTTTCGGCTTTCGCTTCCTCAATCTTGCTTTTCTCCGCACGGTTTGTAAGCATCGCCCCGGCAACCCCACTGGCTGCGGAAAGAACGGCGACCACTACCGTTCCAACCATTTGTGCCACATGGGGTTCAAGTTCTGGAAACATGCGGTAGTCACCGCCTTTCTTGTGTGACGGTGACTAGCTAGTTGTTGCCGTGGGTTTTGTAGTATTCCAGCATGTTATTGACCGCTAGTTCATGCCGCGGGTTGTAGTCTGCGGGGAGGAATTTTTCAGGGTCAATATTCTGCAAGGTTTCGGAGGCCGCGTTTTTTGCTATAGCCTCCATTTGGTCATGAAGCGTACTGGCGTATGCTTCCATGCGTTCGGCGACTTCTTTCTCCACATCAAAGCGGGAAACATCACTGTCCGCGTGGGTTTTGAGGGTGGCCATAATTAGCGAAAAGATGCTAAGAAGCCCTGCGGAGCCCTCAAGGACGGGGGCGAAACCAGACAGGAAATCCCCAGCAGTGTTTGCATCAATAAAGCCTAACGCTGCCGCAGCTGACATGCACAGCGCCGCGACCATGTAGATTGCTTTGCGGACCCCAGGGGACACTTGGAACGTGTTCAATTACTTCTCCCCCTTCGCGGGGAGTGGTTTTAACTGCTCCAATAGCCCCGTGGTGTATTCCACAAATGTCTTGCCGTTCGTGCCACCCCAGGTGGTGGTCTTTGGCCAGCCGCTGAATGTGCGGTTGCCGTCTTTCCGTTCTGGGCCTACCAGTTGGTCAAGGATTAGACTGGTGTCCCGCTGAACACTCTTGAGAATGTCCAGGATTTCACGGGTGTTCATCTTTGCCTCGTGTAAGGCGCCGATTTGGTCTGGTCCGAACAAAATAACCTCCTTGTTCGAGTTTTGGATAACAGGTTCGGAAGTGCTATATGCGTATCCCTTCGGGGGAATAAGGGTGCAGAGTTGGTCAAAGCTCATCCAGTAGCCGTATGGGCTGAAACCACTGTCAGCGATCCACACGTGGCGGCCTTCCCCTGGGCATACTCCCATAACCGCGATGTAGTGGTAGATTTCGCCACCACCGTAGGCGGGGCTGATACTGCCGCGGGTGCCGCGGGGATAGTTGTCTGGCGGCGCAACAATGTTAGCGATTACACCATGGCCTGCGCGGACGCTTCGGGAAATATCTTTCCAGATTTGTTCCTTCAGGTCGCCACTAGGGTAGTTCGGCAGGTCCCGGTAGGTGTACTTGGCCCCATTGATGTAAGAATTGAGCACCGGGGGAAACTGACCAATGTGGTTAGTACCGTTTACGGTGGTGCCAAGCATGCCGCCTAGCTCAAATTCACCAATAAGGTTGCCGGTGGCGGCAAGAATGACGGTTTGGCTGGATGCTGGACCACAGTTGTAGTAGGTGTCTTGGACAACATTATCCCGCGAGTAATCAAGTTGCAGCTCTACTTCTTCCGGCTCACTGTTCACGCCGTCTCCAGGCAAAATATCTCCCGCATAGTTGTAGAAAGACTGGTAGCGTTCATTACGGTCTTCCCAACCGTTCAAGCCGCCGTTGACAGCTTTGGTGACGCTGACAAAGTCCCGCCGGTCCGCGTAGTCGTTGATTGATTCTTGTACACCGTTGTAGCTACGGCGGGTGGTAGACCAATAGTAAGCGGCTGACAGGGCAGCCCAACGAGGCTGGGCCACTAGTTCCGGCTGGTTGATAAACAGGTTTTCGTCACTAGTAAGACCCTTGTTTACGCACCATTTACCGAAGGCAGCGTAGTTGTTGCGACCGGTTAGTTGGATGAAACCGCGGCCTTTATACCGGGGGCCGTCACCTGTATAGAAGTTTCCCAAGTCGGCGCGACCATTGTAGTCGCTGCCGTCTGCGATTTCTTCCAGGTAGTACAGGTCCCCGGATTCGTGGCCAACAGTTGCCAAGAACGCTGCCGCGCGGTCTTTTGTGGTGACCCCTGCTTGGATCATTGCGTCTTCAAGAAACGGCTTGTATTCAACCGGTGCGCGCGAGTTGAAACTAAAATTATAAGCGTCTAGGTTCAACCTTTCCCCTTTCTGTATTTCGTCACTGTTACGTACTGTTTAGTAGTTTACCACTACTAATACCAGGGTCCGTTCGGGGTTTGACAATTTTCCAAGAACGCTTCCGCAGCTTTGAGTGAAAGCTTCCGCTGTGCCAATGGCCACGACACCCCCAGCGGGGTGTTAGGGTCAAAATCTTTGACAGCCTGCTTGAGACGTTCAACGTTTGCCTTAGCACCCGCTAATTCTTCCGCGTGAGATAGCACTTTATTCACCACCTTCCTTCAAAGACTTAGGCACCAAATGACTGGTATCTAACATGTCTACCGTCACGCGGGTTGATTCAGCCCCCGCGTGCACAAGCGCACCCCACACCTTCACAACCAACTTAGCCCCCCGCTGTTCCGCCATATTACTATCCAAGAACACAGTTCCGTCACAATGAGCAGTGTGCACTATTGGCGCAAAACTTGCCGTGAGCTGCGATTGTTTCTGCCCGAACTGTTCCGTCTGCCGCGAAATAATCTTGGAAGTATCATCGCTGTCAATATCCTGTAAACTGGCGTCCGCACGCCACACTTCAACGCGAATCCAAGTATCTGAATCATCTTTGTCACTGATATAGTTTTTTGGCCAATCACCCATCCCAGGCGGAGTACTCAAATTTTGTTCAGTAACCAATAACCTAATATTGTACCGCCACAAACCAGGCTGGTCTAAAACAATAATGCCACTATCAATATGACAATTTTTCGCAGGTCCCACTTGACCCCCATGCCACACGGGCACAATCCCCCACTTGGGCTTATATTTAGTGAAAATCCAAAAATAAGTCTCTTCATACCACTGCTGGTCAAATTGTTTCTCGATCGTCCAGGAACCATAGGATTGTGCTGCATCAAGGGCCGCGGCGTACTTGGACTGGCGGTCATTAAACTGGTTTTTCGCAGCCAAAACCGCCTTTTCGGTGTCCTCCCGCTCCCTGATGAAACGTTTCAATACCTCGTCGCGGAATGCTGACAACCGGTCGGAAATGGTTTTAAACAGGCGGAAAATAGGGTTGTTTTGCCTATTAGGATCATCACGGAGTTCTCGATCCTTATAGGTTAAGTCAATGTCTTGAACATTGCCATTCCCCAAAGCCGAAAGATCGTATTTACCAAGATCAATCCCAACATTACCCTGGCTTGCGGTTCTCGCTGCGGAATCCCAAGGGTCATCATTCCAGTGCGGGTGATTTCGCGTACGATTCGACATTAGCCCAACTGTTTCTTCTCACCCGCGGGATTCTTCATAAACAACTTGCCGCCTTGGGCAAAAACCACCACCCCATCAGCTGGTTTCTCCGGTTCTGTAGCCACATTCTTATATGTGACTGGTTGCTGGAATTCCCCAGGGGTAATTTCAGAATTAGCCCCAAAAAGGTTCCGAATGATCGTCCAGCCACCGCGGGTGTAGAAGAACCCTGTTTTTGTGTCCCGGTTAATGACGAAAAACCGGGATTCTGTGGGGTCAGTTTTCCACGCCGCGGAACGCTTTTGCAAGGCTTTAAGGGCCTCACTGTCGGACCCACCCATCACCAAATCCGGGTACAAAGCAGGGCCCGGGTCCCCCGTGTCCCCCTTGTCGCCTTTCTGTCCCGAAGGCAAGGGTAATTCCCCGTAGCCGTCTTCCACCACAAAGGCGGCGCGCCGGGTTTTTTCAAAATCCAACCCATCCCCCTCGGTATAAAACCGCAAGCGGACTAGTAGATCACTAAGATTGTTCGGCATGTTTTACTCCTTAATCCACATTAAACGCTGCTTTAATTGCCACACTAAACCGCGCTTGTTGCCGCTGTGTAAGCTCCATCGGGTCATCCATTCGTTCGTTCCTTCCAACATTGATTTCGAACTGTGGCTCGTTGCCGCGGTTGTGCTGCACTGTGATTTTTTTGATACGTTCAGTATAAATGGTTTCCCCGTCGTCAGATTCCCAGCCAATGGGGTCAAGCAGGTCAAAATCCCGAAAAATTTTAAATGGTTTGAACGCGGACAGGCCGCCGGTGAACTCCCCAACATAGAAACCTAGGTTTTCGATCCGGCCGGTCCGCAGGGCTTGTGTGGAATCGAAACTGTAGGCGGTAACCCCTTTCCCATCGTAGGATTCGGGTAGAGCAAATTTCCCTAGGTTTTCCCGCATAAATGTGTCATCAGCAACTTGATAGGCAAGTAGGATATCGTCTAATTCCCCGGTGATGATGTCCCCGATGAACGACAACCCGATCATGGACAGGGCGCCTTTAATCGCGGTGTTAATTAATAGGCTGATGCCTTTGTTGAGGAAGTCCTGGGATTTACCACCCGCAATGCTTTTGACCGCGCGGGGTGCCACGATTCGGTAAGAGTATTTCCCCCAGTGTTCGTGGGAGCGGCGGAAAATCACCCACGGGTCAGTCGTGGGATTGTCACCGAAGAACTGTTTGAGCTGCTCCGGGTTGCTGACTTTAATGAAGGTTGGGGGTGGAGCATCATACCGGCCGAACAAGCCGCGCACAAACACCAGGGCTTCTTTACTTAACGCTTTCCATTTAGGTTGCCACTGCGACCTGGTGCGGGATAAATCCTTGTCCTTAATATCCAGCACCACCAATGGTTTGTCAAGACTGCCAGTGTACCAGTCTGGTTTTGGGTCACGTCCTGGCACGATCATTTCCGCGGTGGGAAGTAGGTTGTAGTCTTTGCATACTTCGTGGCAAAGTTCATCCGCTGGGGTCATTTGGGCCATAAGCGCAACCACGGGGCTGGTGTCCACTTGGTCGGAAATACTGGGCATCACCACCGGGTTCATAATGTCTTTGACATTGGGGAACTCGCTGGGGTTATTGTTGTAAGTGGATAATCTGGCTTGCTGAAACCCGTTCAGATGCGGGGCTTGGATGCGGATAAGGTTGTCAATGATGAATTGTTTCATCTGGGAAATAGCAGGCCCGGTTTTCACCCTCCGTTTCGGGGCTTGCACTCCAATAGGGGAGAACGGCGCCGACCAACAGATAATATGCTTGTACCAAACCTTGTCGGAAATAATATTGACTGTGGTTTTTGTTGGGGACCATTCAGCACCGTACTGTACGTCATCTACTCGGCCTGTCCACTTTTTACAAACCCCTTCATCATCACTGATGAGAATGTGAATGAGAACAATTTGTCCTTGAATATTATTGAAAAACTGTGACCAAATAGATGTGGACGGTATGGCGAAAGACCCAATATCGTAGTCGGTGATTTCGCTGGAAAACTCAATCTGCAGGTCATCATAATCACCAATTTCACCTAGGTAAACACCGTCCCCGGTGAACACTTCAATTTCGAACCGATAGCCGTTTTTAACTGTTGACTCGTACCCTGGTTTCGCTGTTAAACCCATGACATAAACTCCGGTGTGTAAACGATCCGCGGGTCAGAATCAAGACGTTGGTCGTTATTATTTGTCCATTCCATTAGCGTCACAGTGAACTTATTCAGCGTTTCTGGCTCCAGGCTGATTTTCGGCCTGCGGCCCAACATAAGTGGCCACAGGTTCGTGTAGTTGCCGCGGGCGTCTTTTTCCACATAGGTTCGTTTCCTCGGGTCAAAACTGATTTTCGCGGTTGAGCCGCGGGGAATTGGCCTAGTTTGAAAATAAGGTTGCCCGTACCCTAAGGATAGTTGGAATTTACCACCACCGGGTAAATACAGATCGGGGTAGATTTCAGGGACAGTGGAGGGGTTATAGAATACCGCGTTGAAATGCCCGTCCCCAGTGTGCCGCAAATCGTGGCTGGTGCGGAAACCATAAAAATAGGGGTAGTCTGACACCCAACCCCACGGCATTGAGGTTACCCGGTTTAAAAGTGCCGGGTCTTGTTCATTGGTGAAAAGCCCCGCGCCTTCAGTTTTCACCACCGATAAATACCGTGGTTCGCCTTCGCGGGTGTAGAACCAAAGCCGTCCTTTTTCTTTTTCCGGGTGGTTCCGCCACCATTTGCGGTAGTGTTTCCGCAATTCGGCGGGAGAACTCCCAAGGATATTAATTTGGCCGCTGACTTCGCGGCGGCCGGTGGAAACCGCCACAAGATCCCCGCCGGGGGTGTTTGCCCCCGTGTCAATCCGGTACTCGTCGGTGCTGCGATCCAGCCCGCTTAGGCCGCGGGCCAGTTCAACGCCGTCTTGGAGGCGCTCCCCGCGGGGAAAGCCAGATAGTCGGAACCGGTCGCCGTTAACCCATTTGGTACCATCCCACCTTGGTGGGCCTTGGTACACCACCATCACACTGTCTGTCCAAACCATCTGGCCTCCTACTGTTTTATCACCGCCTGGTGCCGCTTCCGCGCCGGGCCCGCATCGCATCGTACTTGCTTAAGCCTTGGATCATTTCTGCTTGGGTCATGCCAAGGTAGGCGTTTTGGATGAGCGGTCCAGCACTGGTTGCGCGCCGGGTTGAAGCGCCGCTCAAACCAAATTCTAGCAGGCCCGCTAAGGCTTCAGGGCCGTAGGAACGCAGGTTGGATTCGGCTTCATCGTAGGTCATTGCGGACGCGGCCGCGACGTTATGCCGCAGGCCGCTGGTGTCCCCGTTGAGGGCTGCATACCAGCTTGGTAGGGCAAGGTTAATGCCGGCTTCTAGTTGCTTACCCTGTTGGAAGCGGTTTCGGAGCTTTTGTGTGATTCCGCTTAGATCAAATTTGCCGGCTACCGCATCACCAGTATCAGAAGCAAATTTGTCGTTGTCGGACTCTTTATAAGCATCCGGGTTACTACCATCTTCTTTCAGAACTTTATAGCCGTAGTAGTATTCGCCGGATTCTTTCTTTTTGTTGATTTCCTCCTGGAGTTTCTTGTCGCGTTCTTTTTGCTGTTCCTTGAGCTTCTTCTGTTCTTTCTTGTCTAGGTCTTTCTGGTGCTGTTCCTCCCGTTTTTCCTGCTTCTTGTGCTCATATTCGGCGTCGGAAGCTTCTTCTTCCTCCTTTTTGTATCGCGCCTCAATCGCCTTCTTTTCGGCGTCTGTTTTGGCGGCTTTGAGTTCTTTCTTCTTTTTCTCGTTCTTCTTTTTGCGTTCTTCGGCGCGTTCTTCTTTCTTTTTCTTGTTTTCTTCGCGGCGTTGGTCAGACTTGAGCTCCTGGGCGTCCCGTTGGGCTTCCCGCTCCTTGTCTTGGCGCTCTTCTTCCGCTTTCTTTTCGGCTTCTTCCTTTTCTTTCTCTACTCGTTCCCGGGCGACTTCCTCGGCTTTCAGGTAGCCGTGGGGGTCTTCAAGAACGGTTCCGACGTCTTTTGCCGCCTTGTTGACGTTGGTTTTGATTTTGTCGCCGTTTTTGTCAGCGTATTTTTCCAACGCATTGATGAGCTTGTCGGGGTCGCCATCCTTGGTATTGTTCTTCCACCACTTCTCGTTAAAGATTGACATGTCAATCTTGTTGAGTTTCTTTGTGCCTTTTTCTTGCTGACGGAAGTCTTCTGCCACCCATTCGGACCATTTGTCGATCCGCTTGTCGCGTTCTTTCAACAGGTTGGTGTTGATGATGCGCAGTTCTTTGGTGATGTCTTTGACCGCGTTTTGGATTCGCTTTGGGTCTTTTTTGTAGGACTGGATGAGTTCGGGTAGGAAGTCGTACACAAACCGGTTGAACGCTTTGGTTTGCCCTGGTGATAGGACACGTTCGGGCCGCAGCGTGTATTTCGGCATGTAGCCAACACCTTTGGCTTCACCGCCGGAATCGTAGCCACCGGCGCGATCATATGCCGCGGGCAAACTGCCGTAACGTGCGATCGCATAGTTGATGGATGCACGAATGTTGGATTCCGGGTCCCAAATATCGTCATAGCCTGGGTCTTTGTAGGCTTGGAATGTTGGGTCAATCACCTGCATCAAACCCTTGGATGGGTTGCCAGCGGCTGCGTTGGAGTCCCAGCCGTTTACCGCGCGGGGGTTACCGCTGGATTCTTGGTTCATACGGCGAAGTAGGCTATTGGCCAGGGATTTTGGCAGGCCTTTGGATTCCAGGATGTGTTCCACTAGGGGTCGGTAGTGTTCTACATCCCCACCGCCACCACCGCCGGAATCGCCGGCTGGGGCAAATTCGGGCAGTTTGGACATGATGAACTCAATAACACCATCAAAGAGTTTCTCCGCAATGCCGGGGATGAGGCGGCCGAAAACGCCACTGCCGTGTTCACCATCGCCGGTCATTTTGTCTTTGATGGGTTTAATAAGCCCGTCAAGGAATTTCTTCACACCGCTGATGAGGATTGATAGGAAACTTGCTCCACCACCACCGCCGGAGATGAATTTTCCTAGGAATTCTGTCAGCGTGTAGGTGTGGTTGAACAGGGAGTTGTCGGAACCGCGGGCGCGGCCACCAATTTGCACACCGTTGTCACCGGAGGATTCTAGGTTCATGCCGTCAATAGTGCCGGCCATATGGCCATTTTCGCCGCCGCCTTTGCCGGAGAGCACACCAATGGTGACGCGACCCTTTAGTCCCGGTTCAAAACCAAAATTTTCGAAGCGGGATTCCGTGTTGAAGATTCGTCCACCGCGGAGGTTGCCGCCGTTAAGGGCTTGCACAATACCTGACCACAACCCGGAGCAGTCCCAGCTTGGGTTGCCGGTACCACCATACTGGTAGGGTTTGCCATGTTCTGGTTTGAGTTCTTCTAGAACGCGGTGGATTTTTTCATCAATCATGCCACCGTCTTTGTACTGTGCGCCTTCCCCGATGAGACGTCGCACGCCTTTCACGCCGTGGTTGCGCGCTGCTTTGTTGATCGCATCAATAGATTTCGGGCCGAAGGCTCGGGTTGCTTCGGGGCGCAGGATTGCTTCGCCGCCGGATAGGGCTATGCTGCCACCGGTTGGGCTGTAGAACTTGTGCGGGTCACGGCCTGGCGTGTAGCCGGGGAGGATGCCGCCGGTGGCGAATTTCAAGCCGCTGGGGTAGGGCATGTGTTCAAGTTTAGGGAGTTTTCCGCCGAGGAACTTGTCAGAAACCCAGTTCCAGCCGTCAACAATCGCCTTATTGACAACAACATCAATGAAGAATTTAATTGGAGTGCCGAAGTATTCTTTGAGTTTTTCCCAAATTGTTTTGATGGTGTCGACAACGTTTTTGAAAATGTTTTTGAGGTGTTCGAGGGCCCCGTTGACGTCACCTTTGATAAGGGAGATGAAGAAGCCGAAGACTTCTTGGATGTGGTTTTTGAAACCTTCGATGATTGGGGCGATAAAAGTTTTAATCACCCGACCGATAAGGTCACCTAGCCATTGGATGACAGCACCTACGGCTTGCACAATCGGCATGATGAATTTCATGGCGGTGCTGAATGCGCTGATGAGGACGTCTGCTACCCCAATGATGATTTGGATAAGCACCTTGAGGATTGGTACTAGGTAGTCAATGATTGGCACGGCGAAGGCGGTGATGTTTTTCACCACTTCGACAAATACTGGGACCAACCAGTCCCGCAGCGCGGTCACCAAAGCGTCCATGATAACCCGCACCACATCAGTGATGGTCGGCATCAGCGGCATGAGGGCTTCCAAAATCTTGTTGAAAGCATCAATCACTGGCGGGATTGCCGGCTGCAACGCTTGGATCGCACTAAGCAGGCCTTGACCTAGCACATCGACTAGGGGCTTGAGGGCGTCCACAAACTTGATAAGCACGGAATCGTGCCCGGTGAATAGTGGTGCTAGGCCATTAATAATTTCCGTTGCGATTTCGCCAATGTATTTGAATATTTGATCCAAGATCGGCGAGAACGCTTTAATCATGTTCACGGTGGATTCTAGGATTGGGCCTAGGGCGGCGAAGATGTCACCAAGTGCTTTACCAACGGTTTCGAAGACTGGTTTGAGGGCTTCCATTGCGGGGCCAACGGATGCAATCAGGGATGTGAGGGCTGGGCCTACCGCCTCGAACATGGCTTTAATGCCGAGCGCTAGCCCTTCAAGTAGGGGGGCTATGGCCGCACCTAACTGGGATATTGCCGGGGCGACCGCTTGGAGAGCTTCCCCTAGTGCTGTGCCGACTTTCCCTGCAACATCAAAGATTGGTTGGATTGCGGTTTTAACGGCTTCTAGTACCGCTAGGACACCTGGCATTGCTGTTGCCGCAACGGTGGCGAGGGCCGCGGCGACTTGGGCTACAATGCTGAGCACTGGGCCAATGGCTTGCCCTAGCAGGCTTGCCGCTGATGCGGAAGCTTGCATAAAGGTAACAATGTTTTTGAAGCCTTCGGTGCCTTCCGCGGTGGCGGCTTTGAGGGATTGTAGGGCGGTGGCCATCATGTTGAGGAACCCGCCGCCGCCGACTTCTGCGGCTTTGAGTAGGTTTCCTAGGGTGCCAAATAAACCATCTAGGATTTGTTTCAGGAATCCTAGGTTGGTTTTGGCGTTTTGGATGATGGTGTCGAATTTGGATAGACCTGTTGAGGCGTCTACTTGTTTGAGTGATTCGACTTTCTCCACCCAACCAGCGGTCATGTTGCTGATGGCGGTACCGATGGAGCCTAGGTATTTGCTGCCTTGTTCAGCGAGTGACCCGGCTGCCGCTAGCAGGTTGGAGATGACCGGCTGCATGTTCGCGGCCATTTGGTTTGCGCCATCCATGACCGCGGCAAGGCCGGATTGTGCCCGTGGGGATGAGAGTTCCGCGAACGCCATTTTGAGCGCCCCGTTCCACTGGGTGGCAATGTTTTGCAGCCCGGTGGAGAATGTTGGGAGCAGGTTGTTCATGGCGGATTGGATACCAGGCCCCAAATCAGCAAGCAGATTGTTTTGTACTGCTTCTTTCATTGCTTTGATTTGGGGCTGGAATTCGCGGAATGCCCGTGCTATGTTTTGTGCCGCCGGGGGGAGTTTTTCGATGGCTTTTTCGAATTCTTCCGCGGTTTCGGCACTGAATGCTGCTTTGACGCCTTCTTTGACGCCTTCGAGGCCGATTTTGAGCGCTGCGAAGCTGACGCCGGCTGCTGCGAGGAACGCGGGAGCGAGGGCTGCCGCCGCGGTGGCGACGCTGGCCACTGCCCCGCCTAGGGCTAGGACGGTGCCGATGAGGGCTTGTCCGCCTAGGGCCGCGAAGCCAGCTGCGATAGCACCCAGTGCTGGCATGATTGCCTGTAGTAGGACGCCACCTATTTTCATGAACATGCCGATGGCGACCCGCATACCGCCGATGGCGTAATCACCAACCCGCCGGAAGCCGCGTTTGAGGACGCTAAAGACCGCTGTTGAGCGGAACGCGAATGATGCGAAGCGTTTGGTGACGCTTTGCAGGCCTCGGGCTAGCATGCCTGCCCCGCTGGTTGCGGCGTGGAAGCTTCCGCGGATGCCGCGGCCTAATAGGGTGACGGGTTTGAATGCTGCGCGGCCCACAACGCCTAGGGTGGTGAATGCTCGTTGGGCCCTGGCTGCTGCTGGGCCGAGGTCTGGAATGAGGTGGCGGGCGTGGATAAGCCCCCGGCCGAACATACCGCGGATTTTGGTGGTGACTGGTGCTAGGGCTGCGGTGACTTGGCTGCCGATTGGGGCTAGAGCTGTGGTGAGTTTTGTTTTGATTGGGGCTAGTAGGTTGCCGGCTTTGTCCCCAATGCTGGTGAATGCCGCGGTGGTTTTTGATCCTAAGGTACTGATTGCCCCCGAAACAGACCCTGTGACATTGCTCACAAAAGACTTTAGTTGTCCCTCAAGAGTCTTCAAACTCACATCAAAATTCGGCAGGATTTGGAAATTCCCACTCTTGAAAACATCCTTGATTCCCGCGAGCTTCCCCTTGAGGCCATCAATGGCCCCACCCCCCAGATTCTTCAACCAATCCATCTTCGGGGGGCCACGCTTAAAAATAGCCTCCCAAATATTGGAAACTTTCACCCGCACCGTGTCAAACTGGGCTGTAATGAAATCAGTTGCCTGCTTTACCTTGTCTTTCGGGAACATTTTGTCCCACGCTAATAAAGCAGCAATCTTCGTTTTTTCCAAAAACTCTTCAATGGTTTTAGAATTATTCCAAACCTGGTCGCGGAACAGCTGGAATGGCTTAAGTCCCGCCTTATACATGGATTCTGCAAAATGAACATACGGGTCGTAAATTTGGCGGATGCCAGCATCAAACTGTTCATTTGCTTTTGCAAGCAGTCGTGGAACAAAATTGAGCGCGTTTAAAGCTTCTTGTTGGGCATTTTTTGCCGCACCAGCAAAAGGATTAGCGACAGGAACCTTAGCCCCAACATGTTTAGTGATAACTGTCTGCACTACAGCTTTACCCGCTTCGCTGCGGCGCCACGCCGAAAGCTCCTTGCTTGCCCGCGCCGTATTCACCTGCACCGCGGTGCGGAGCTTCTCATGCTTCTTTTTAAAACGCTCAATTTTTTCACCGGCTTTTTCCAAGCTTTCTTTCTGGAAATTCACCGACAGATCAATCCGCGCGTCACGCTTTTTGATCTCCCGCATGAACTGCTCAACCTGGCGCTGTGCTTTTTTCGTATCTAACTCAAGTTTGATTTGCGCTGAGGTTTTTTCCGCCTCCGCTTTTATTCGGCGTTTGAACTCATCCCATTGCTTTTTGAACTTTTCGTCCTCAAGCTCCACGGGGATGTTAACATCAATCCCTTTTGATTCCTTTTGGACTTCTGATTTGAGCTTGTTGTGAAAGTTTTTCGCATTCGGGAAGATACGGATGTAGGCTTCGCCGATCATGTAGCCGCTAGCCAAAATAACCCTCCTTTAATAAAAATCCAACCCTCACCCCCCACTAGCTGGATTTTTATTAAAGTCCGAACGCCGCGAGGGTTGAGTGATATGCCTCTTTCTCATATTCTAACTGCCGGTTTTCCAACTCAATCTGGTAGGCAGTTTTGGGGCGTTTTGTGAGTTTTATTTTGCTTTTATCCTTTTTCCCGAACATTCGGGCCATGGATTCGCGGCTCACGATGAGGTGGTCGATAACATCATCCATTTTAGCCATGAGTGGCGTGTATCCGCGGAGGGGGAGTTCGTGGTTTTCCGCGGTTTGTTCGCTATCAAGAATTGATTCTTTGATTTCTTCATCGGATAGTTGACTAACCTCGTAGGCTGCCACTTCATGGTTTTCAAGCATTTTGCTTTTCACCCGTGAGTGCGGGGGTAGATCTTTAAACAGTACCCAGAATTGGTTCCAGGAACGTTTCCCGCGGAAGAAGTCGGTGATTTCTACCCCGTATTCTAGATAGTCTAGGTATAATTCTGGACCAAATTCCTCGCATAGGGAATAGATTTCACGGATTTTGGGAGTGTGGGGGGCATGTTAGCGGCGCTGGGGGCCCACCAGGCAACGAATTTTTCCATGAACACCATGAACACGGGTACGGGCATGTGATCCATGCAAACCAGGAATCGTTCGTAATCGCTGGTGTCAGGTTCACCACCAGGCTTGTTTGGTTCTTTAATGAAAAGCACTGCGAGGATGGAGACGAAATCTTCCTGGTTTAAGGTGGAGATGGTGGCCAGTTGTCCCGCGGTGGGGGGTTTGATTTTAAAGATTTCATCCCGTCCGGTACCGGACATGTCTTCTGGGATGATAAAGCTTAGTGGTTCTGTGGCGTAGCCTGTTTCTTTTTCAAGTTTTCGGGCTTCATCATAGAAGTCTTTGAAGTTGAGGTTGAATTTTCCGGTGTTTTTGGGGATTTCAACTTCGGCAATGTTTTGGGGTTGGGTTGGTTGTTCGGGTTGGGTTTGGGGGGCGTCGTCGATAATGTTTCCGTCATCGTCGACAACGACGAGTCGTCCGCGGGTTTGTTCAGACAATGTGGTGCCTTTCTTCTAGATTACGAGGGGTTGTCTACAGTTTACGGTATCCAAACAACAATAACCCAACCGTCACCGCCTTTGCCGCCGGTGACAACTGTCTTTCCGTACCCGCCGCGGGACCCGCCGCTGCCGCCACCGCCTGCAAGTCCGTCAACGCTCCCGATAATACGATCCCCGGTTTCTGAAGAGAATCGGAAAAACCCCCGGGCTGTGTGGTTGTACACTAGCTTTCCGCCTGTTGCGGGAAAAATATTGTGTACCGGATTGAAAGTCCTTGGGATGGTGATGTGTTTTATTGTTGAGCTTCCACCGCATACTAGTTGCCCGAGTTCGTTTACGCGGTCGGGGAAGTAACTATATTCTACGTAATGTTCGGTTCCGCCTTTGCCACCTGCGGCGGCATAGAATCCTTCATTTTTTTTGAGTTTTACCCCTGTCCAGCCACCATCTTTCCCGTCGGGGGAGTCTTGGACATCTCTGGGGGTGCCGCCTTCTCCTCCTTTGCCGATTTTAATTTGTAAACCTTCGGTGCGCCAGAAGTCTTCTATTGGTTGGCCTAGGATTTCTCGATAACCGCCTACTTGTCCACCTTGTCCAACGTATGATCGTGAGGTGGGGAAAGCAAAGCCACCTTTGCCACCCCCGCCAGCCCCTTGGATGTAAAAGGATGCTGTTTTAGCGAACGTTGGGGGGGTTATGAGCTCGTCTTTGGCGTAAGTTTCTATTTTGACGTCTTGGAAGACGAGGTTGTTTTTTCCATCGAGGATTTTATATATTGGTGCTTCACCTAGGTATGCTGCTGTGATTGCTGTTTTGTCAATGATTGTCATATGTTATTTACCTGATGATGTATAACCGGTTGGGGTCTTTGTCGGCGAGGGCTTTATATTCCGCATCTGTGCCAACCCAGGGAGCTACTGCGTCTACGTATCGTTTGTTGGCTAGTTCACTGGGGAGGGTGGGGGCACTGTTGTTGTGGATGCGACCGTTGGCGTCGGTTGTGACGGTGCGGTTTTTGTGCCCAATACTGCCGGTGATGCTGGTGGTGCCTTCCGCGCCGGTGCGGGCTGTAAGGTCGCGGAGAAATGCCACGTCTCCGTGGATTTTGGAGGTGAAGAGTTTGGGGGATGTGATGTTGAGGTTTTGGTCAATTTTCACATAGTCGCCGGGGATGCCTTCCCACTGGTAGTTTTTCATCACTGTGACAATGGTTGATGGTAGCCCGGTGATTTCATTGGGGGTGTGGTGGTGAGCTTTGGGGTTGGTGTTTTGGTGGTATGTTTCAACCCATTGTTTGCTGACCGCGGAGTTTGGTTCCGCACCAGGGTTTGCGGGTAGTGGGATGGTGCCGTTGGGTTTGCGCCGAACTATTCGGTTGCCATCGGGGTTCATTGCTACTTCGGACAGGTTGAGTTTGCGGCCTAGTTCGGTGTTCATGGTTGCCGCGTCGGCTTTTTGCCCTACTGTTTGGGTGAGGGCCCGCAGGGCGTCGGTGTGTTTTTCCAGTTCGGCGGCTATTTCCCGCATGGTGTCTAGGGCCGCCGGGGCACCGTCGACTAGCTGGTTGACGCGGGTGTTAACTGCGTTGGTGGCAGCCGCGCCGGCTTGGTCTTTGAGCCTTCGGGCTTCTTCTACCGCCTGGTTGATTGTGGTGGTGGCGGTGTTGGTGAGTGTTTCTATTTCCCGCTTGTTGGTGGCGGTTTGAGTAAGCAGGGCTCGCTGCATTTGTTCAATAAGCCCTTTTTCTCGGATAATTTTTTCCAGGATTGTGGAGGATTGGGACCGCACGGCTTGGGCTTCTTGTGCGCTTTCAATAATGGTTTGGTTTTGGTCCCACCAGTCTTTGAGTTCTTGGTAAATGTTGGCTTGCCTGGTGCGTTCGCTTGATTCTATTTTGTATTCTTCGAGTAGTTCTTTGAGGTTTTCGTAGGTTTTTTGATGGATTTTTTGGAATTCCTCAAAGTTTTCTTGCCGGGTGGCATATTTTGTGATGAGGTCGATAAGGTCTCTTTTGTCCCGAATGGTTTCCGCGGTTTCAGTGGTGAAGTCTTCAGGTCGCCAGCCTAGTTCGGGTTTGGCGATGCGCCTTAGGTCTGTGATTTCAGATTTGAGTTCGGCGATGTCTTGTTCTTGCCGGTCGTAAATGTTCACGTTTTTATGGTAGCAAAATGACCCCTAGCGTAGCTTCTGCCGGCTTCAAATTTGTTACACACACACTTTTATAGGTGTATTTGTTCAATCCGTCAGATAGGCTGCTAGGGGCTATTTTTCGCCTTGTGGTTTATTCCTCAAAACCCATCTGCTTAGCGAGCTTCTTAGTCTTCGGGCCGGTGAGGATATTGCGGACGGAATAGCCTTCCTTGTCGGAGACCGTAGCCTTAATGGTCATACCGAACTTGGACTCGTTCTCGGAGTTCATAGAAAGAGACTGAACTTCAGAAACGGTGGCCCGCGGCATCACACGGATGAAGTAGGATGCGTTCTTCCCGGTGCCATCGTGGGCAATATAGATCATCGGGAAGTAGCGGGTTTCCAGTTCAGTTGGGGTGTCGAAGATGATATCACCATTCGAGGAAACCTTCACATCGGAAAGATCAACGTTGAAATAGAGACTGAGTACGGTCTTGTTGGTTTCCTGGCAGGTGAATTGTGCACTGGTCACATTCTTGGTGATGTCCGTGCGGGTGGGCTCGGATGCACCCCAGGATTCAACATCGGAGTTTTCCGTTTCGGTGGAGAATTCCAAACCTTCAGACTTGGTGATCCAGCCTAGGGAAACGTAACCCAGCTTCCCAAGGTCAGGAAGCTTACCGTCATCACCCATACCCCATTCTTCGGGAATTTCGGCACCTTCCTTACCGAGCAGGATACAACCACCTAAGTATTTTCGGATAAGTTCGGAGTCAGTACCGCGGACTTCCTTAAAGGTTTTACCGTCGCCAGCAGCGGCGCTGTCATTTGTCACCGTGATGGTTTTTGTTGCACCACCAAGGTTGGTGCCATCCGCGGTGATGGTGTCCCGAACCCCGGTCACTACAAACGGGCCGCCGTTGGGGCCGGTTACGTTCGCTTTCTTATAGCCAAGCTTTACCAGCTGGGCCTTTACGTCAGATGCGGCAAACGGGTGCTCGATCGCATCAGTGGTTTTCGCGTTCGCGGTGAGTGTAAAACTACCAGAGGTTGCGTCTGCTGGTAGCGTGATTTTAAACGCCATTTAGTCCTCCCATTTTGGCCGGATGTGGATTTGGAAAACTTTCTCTACCACCCGGTCGTCCATTGTCCAGGTTGTTTGAAGTTCAGGTCCGCTGAGGATTTCGCAAAAATCATAGGGGAAGCCTAAAACATCTTCTTCTACGGATTCTACCATTCGGTCTGTGATTTTAATCATGAGTTCTTGCGAACTGCGCTCAGATTTGGTAAAGACGGAGATTGTGAGGTTTACAATGTCGGTTACCCGGTCATAGTATAAGAATCCGCCTTCGCGGTGGACTAGGATGTAATCGTTGCTTTTGAGGGGCCCGGCTTCTTCTAGTTCTGCGAGGGTGATGTATTCGTGTTCAACAGCCCCCCGGTCGGTCCCAATGTTTCCTTCTGGGACTAGGTCTTTGAGTAGTTCAATAACGATGTCTTCCGCGATTGGGGTTATTTTTTTTCGCGCCATGGTTACATCCTTGATTCTCGTAGAGTTTTGTGCGTCCAGCGTGCTGGTTTGTGTTTCGCTGATTTCAGGTCGCCGTAGTAGAAGCCTTTGGGGTCTTTACTCTTGATTTTCGCCGCTACGCGGTCTTTTTTTACGCCGCCGGGGTTTTGAATTTCAACGTAGAAGCTGTGCCGCAGGTGGCCTTTTTCTTTGCCGCTGCCTAGGGGGATTTTGACTGCTAGACGGTATTTGATGTATTGGGCTTTGCGGTAGAGTAGGTTTTCTAGTGCCCGGCTGTGCAGTAGTAGGCGTCCGAATTCTTTTTCGTTGCGGAAGTAGAGTGCGCGGGGTTTTTTCCCGTTGTAGTGCCTGGATAGGCGGCGTTGTCCGCCGGCTTGTCGGGCTTGTTTTACTTCCCAGTCTTTTTCCGCCATTACATCCCTCGTTCTGTGATGTTTTCCATGATGACTTCTTTCCCGCCTTGGTAGAACATTGAGAACGGGCTGGTCCAGTCGTTGATGACGCCGCCGCCTACGCGGGTGATTTCGAGTTTCCCTGGCCTGGATTCGTAGGCGAAGTAGTCGCTGGGGATGATGTCGTCTTCATAGCCACAGTACATAATTTTGTCCGTATCCATGACTTTTGCCCAGCCTACGGCTTTGTCTGGTACCGCGGTGGTTTTGGGGCATACTACCGCGTGGTAGATGGTGTGTGATTTGTACCGGCCTTCTAGTAGGCCGCGGGGGATGATTTTAGCCCCTGCTGGTGGGGTGCCGCCGGGGGCGTATTTGGCGAGCCGGTAGACGTGTACATCATAGGTGAAGCCGCTGAACATGGTTTAAACATACCAATAGGTGTAGTTGGGTTCGTACCAACCCCGGTCCCCATGGTTTGGTACGCCGGGCTGTAGTAGGGGTTTGGCTTCTGTGACAGCAAAGTTGCTGGTGATTTTTTGGGATTTCGCGTTGGTTTGTCGGAGTAGCATTTCTAGGGCTGCGATGTCTTCTTTGAGAAATAGGCCTTTTCCGGGGTCCGCGGATTCGAAGGTTGCGTACCCGTAGGGGCCGATGGTTTCTGATGCTACGTTGCCTTGTGCCGCACGGGTGATTTTCGCGCAGGCGGCTTCAACCATGCGGGAGACCAGGATTCGCAGGTCGCTGTCTGGTAGGGCTTCGTTCCAGCGTTTCCGCAGGGTGGGGTATTTTGCGGACAGGATGGATGATAGGCGTTCTAATTGTTTTTCGATGAGTTTTTTTTCACGCTCACTGGGGGGTTTTTGGAACATGAGTTCCACGTTTTCGACGGTGCCGAAGTAGTTGCTGCTCATATACACAAAAATACCCCACCGGTGGCGGGGTGTTTTTGTTCATCACTCATTCCCGAACTCTTGTGAAGAAAGGGTTCTGTTTTATAGTAGACCGTTTCGTTCGGCAATGTCAATGAGGGTTTCCCGGGATGCTCCTTCGGGGGTGGGGACGCCTTTTTCTTTCAGGTAGGCAGCCCAGGTTGCTGCGGATTTGTTGCGGGACGGTGGGTTGTTTACCGGGGGCTGGGTGGGGTTACCACCAAGGTTTTCTTCCGGGTTTTCGGAATCATCCCCCCCTTCGTTTTCCCCCGCACCCCCGGTAGGCCGCGGGGTAAGGCTTTCGGCGTCAGCGAACAGGTGGGGGCTGTCAGAGATTTCTTCTAAAGCCCATTCCGGTAATTCGTCACCTGGGCCGAAAAACTTCAGCGCATAGTCCGGCGCGGGGCCCCGCAGCGTAATGTTTGTGACAAGTTGCATTACAGCACCTTTCCGGCCAACACCTTGTTCGGCTGGATCACAACTGGCATGGCCAAAGCGTCAGCGAACACTTCGGAGTGGATGGGGAATGTTTCGTGGGTGAGCACGCCAGCGATAATGCCTGGGGTGCCGAATTTGTCATCGAACACCTTATTAATACCGGGCAGATCACTATTAGCGGATTCACCCCACAAGGTGACGCCGTAATCTTCGAAATCGTTAGCAGCGGTGGCGGAACCAGGCTTTGGCATGAAGAACACCTTATCCTGCGGAATCACATTCACCAGCTTGGTCTGACCGGTGTCGAAATCATCCACCTTAACCTTCTCCGCGGATTTTTCAACAATCGGCGGCAGACCTAGGGTGTCCACCATGACTTCGTTGACAGCCTTGCGGGTGGCGAACTTAGGTTCACGGGCGTAGGCAGGGTTGGTAGCGGCAACCACATTAGGGTGGCGGAGGAATTGGCGGAATACCACGCTGGGCATCCAAATTTCCGCCGGTTCAATGTGGTTCTTATCAAAGTACTGGTCCCGCCAGATAAGCAGCTGCTCAAACGGGTTCGCAGACGGGTCGGAGAACAACTTGGTTGCGGTGGGGTTGAACGCGGGATCACGGTTGAAGTCCACTTCAATCCGCAAACCGCCAGAGCCTTGCAAGCTGAGCTTCGCGTTGAATAGTGCGTTTGCCCGCTGGTAGTTGATTTGAAGCGCAATTGCTTTTGCTGCGCGAGCGACATAGTCAAGGTAAGTACGCTTCAAGGCTTCGTCCGCGTCGTAGCGCATGCGGAGCTTTGCTTCTTCTGTGACAGAGAAGATACGGCTGACGGGCATGAGGGACCCAACAGCCTTGGCACCGCTACCCCAGGTTTCACTGGTGGCGGCACCATCGAAGGCACGCCAGTTGGCGGCAGTCACGGCCGCGTCATCAATATAGTCAATTTCGTAAGCAATGTCCTTGACCTCCTTGGATGGGAGGTAAGGGGCGAGGGAAGAATGGTTGTTCACTTCCCAATCGGCTAAAGTTTTTCGCGCAACCGTAATAACCAGCTTCGGGTCAATGAGGCCGGAGGTTGCCATTTCGTTCTGTGCCATGTAACCACTTCCTTTCTAAGGGTTTATAGGGGGCTCACGCCGAACCGGGCAGGGATTTGGTCTTCTGGCACGGTAACCGGCAGGTACTTGGGGTAAATCTCACCGGCGGTTTGGATACCAACGGGGATTTCATCATAGAACTTGGGCCCGTACGCGGCCAGGTCGGATAGGTATGGGGCGATTTCTTTCTGGGTTTGCAGGAATCCGGCAATCTTTTTGCTGCTGGCTGCTTCCCACAAGTAAAGTTTGTTGTCGGCGTCCCGGTAGAGGGGGATACCGGACTTTAGCCAACGTCCTACCCGGTGTGGGCCTTCTGCCTTCACCTTGTCGTTGATGACCAGCATGCCGTTTTGGCCGGATTCGGAAATTTGGCTGCCGTTTTTCCGCCAGCGGCCATCGTCAATGTGTTTCCATTCGAGGTTAGCGCTGGGGGAGAGTGGGTTGTTTGTTGCCAAGACTCATTCCTCCTTTATAGGTATTTCCCGAACCCGGTGGATTGCCGCGCGTTTTCGGGGTTGTAGTTGTAGTTTGGTTCGGTTGGGGTTTTCGCTGGTTTGCGGAGCACGATGGCTTCGAGTAGTTTCAGCGTGTCAGTTAGTTCTTCCTCACCAATTTCACCGTTATTATTCACTAATTTATCACGGTCGATCAGGGAAAATAGGTTTTTAACTGGTTTTTCGGGGAGACCTAACTGCTGCGCAATGGTTACCGCTTGGTCGATTTCTTCGTTGCTGAAACCTTCTTTTTCTTCTTCGCTACTGCTGTCGCCATCTTCTTCTTGGGGGCTGCTGGTTTCTTCGCCTGTTTCGTCTGCATTTGGTTCAGCGGGGGCTTCTGTCCCGGGGTTTGGTTTTGCGCCGCCAGTGGGTTCAGGGCTCGATTCTGCGCCGGGGTCGGGGCGCTGTCCATCTTCTGCCGGGCTTGGCTCATTTTCTGAAACCCGGTTTGCGGTTTCGATTGCGGCTTCTTTTTCGCGGCTGGTTTCTTGGGTGTTTTCTTCACCGGCTTCTTGACGGGCTTCTTGACGGGCTTCTTGGTCGCCATTTGGTGTCTCTTTCTCCTCGGGGGTTTGGTCTCCAAAAATTATTTTAAGGCCCTCGTACAGCTTCCGCATGTCGTCAGTTTTCATCTTTGAATCCTTCCTTCGCGTATTCGATCGGCTCCAGGGAGCGTTTCTTGTTGGTATTTACTAGTGTAGGGCCGTATTCGGGGTGGTTGATAACCTTGTATTTCCACCGTTTGAGTTTCCAGCCGCGGGTGGTGCCGCCGGCTTCTTCGTAGAACACGGACAGGTCTTCATCGTTGATTTGTTGACCAGGGTCGTAGGTTTTCCCGTCAATCTGGTAGATTTCCACGGTTTCACATTTGCAACCAGCATGGATGGGGAGCAGGTCTGATTTTTTATAGATCATGGTTGAGGCAACGATGCACAGGCCGCAGCTGCCGGTTCGGGATAATTCTGGGTGCACTACTCGCCGGTACCCGGTGATGGTTTTTTTCGGGGTTTTCCGCATTATTTCTTGGTGCGCGTTGCGGGCTGCCGCGGCGATGTCTTGGGAAACCATGCGTTCCATGCGTTCTTCGGTTTTTTGCCTGGCCCATTGTTCAATGAGTTTCGCCATGTCCTGGTCGGACATTTCATCTAGTTGTTGTTTGAAATTTGCTACTTCATCTTCTATTGGGGTTTGGGTTGCAGCGCCTAATTCTGCTGGTTGTGCAGCAGGTTTGTTGGTTGTGGCATTTGTAGAAGCGGCAGGCTGGGCATTTGTATTTTTGGCATCATTTGTCGCATCATCATTGTGATTGGCGCCGTGATCGCCGCTACTGGGCCTTGGTTGGTTATCTCCCGTAGTTGCTGCTGGCGTTGTTGTTGCTGTTTTATCCGGTTTGTTCGGTTTTTTGCCCTTTTTTTGTGGCTTTTTAATGCTTTCAGCTTTGCTGGCCGCTTGGATGAAGAATTGTTCCCACGTTTGTTCTTCTTTTGTTTCTTCTTGGTCACGTTTTGGTTCCTTTGGTTCGGGTTGTGGTGGGGTGGGTGTGGCGTCTTTGGTGAACGCATCCAACCCGGGTGTGACCTTGATCTCACTGGGGTTTAGGTGCAACAAATTTTTCACCAAAACCGGATCGTGGCGATCCATGCTAGCCCATTTTTGGTACTCCCCAGCCAACCGCTCATAGGCTTTCTCCAGATTTGTGGTCCGCGAATGCCGTAAATCCTTTGGAATCCGCCCCTCTGGTGGTGGGGTTGCCGGTAAATCCAAACCGTAAACCCTGGCCCGCTGCACCACACCACCCCACGTGTTCAACCTGACGTTCCGCATTGCTGCGCGCACCAACTGGGCTGCCTGTTTAGCAAACTGTTTTACCGCCTTCTGGGACGACAAATCGGCAGACCGCAACAACTGCATGATTTGCAGCACTACCGTGGATTGAATCCCCATGCGAACTCGGCTGACCGCGTACATGATTGCCGCCACCTGCGCCACTTGGAATTGTTGCTGCTGCTCCGGGGTCATTTGCTGGCCGGGTAAAACCGTGGGGTAGTCAAACACGCTTGGGATTGGGGGTAGGGCTTCCCCCGGGACGGCTGGTTGGCTGCCACCGTCATTAATTGCCGGACTGGTCACTGTTCAAATTCCTTCCCACCGCGGGGCGGTTGTCTTTCGCCTGTTGTTGCTGCTCCGCGTTGAGTGCTTGCATGCGGTTGAGTGGGGTAGCGGCCGGGATGGCCGCAACATCAAGTTTCGCCATGGCGGTTGCCGCCACTAATTCCCGAATCTGCTTCGGCGACATGCCGAGCGCGTATTTCGCCGCGGTTTCAAGCGGAAGCTTCGCTGAAATCAGGGAAGCGAAAGCAGCCGCGGATTCGGTGATTGACCACACCTTGATCGGCTCCCACACAATCTCCATTGCGGACAAGTCAGACCGGTCATTATCCCCCTGCGCTTCAAACACGTTTGACATGTGTACTTGCCAGGCCACACCAAACCGGCTGCGCCGATCATCAATTTTCGACAGGTACAAATCGTCCAGCATGCCGGCGCCTTCCGCCGATTGGTTTGTTGCGTCCGACAAATAGGACATTGGGGTTTTTGTGAGGGCCGCGAGTTCTTTTTTGTCGTCGTTCACCGCCGCGGTGTTGTCCGCGTAGCTGGCGGGGGAGGATTCCCAAATGTTCGCGCCTTCCGGCAGCCGCCACAGGGAGCCGGGGCCGATGGCGAACATTTCGTTGTAGTCGATTTCTTCCCCCGTGTCAGGGTCAGTTTTCGGCAGGTTCCCGGAAATGGCCCGCTGTCGTAAACCTTGTAGGGTGGCCACCACCAAACGTTGCCACCGCATGTGGGTGATCCGGTCAATGATGGTGACCGCGGGGGTGAAGTCGGCCATGCGGCCTTCATTCACCAGGGGGGTGACGTGGATGCGCTGGTAGTTGACGGTTCTTGTGGTAAGCCATTTCCAGCCGCCGGTGAGGTCAGCCCCGATGGGGATTTCGTGGTCGCGCCGGGTGGTTTTCGCCGTGTATTCGTTGGGTGGCACGAAGCTTTCTCCTTCCGGGTCGGCTGGCCTGGTGGCCCGGTAGATTCGGGTGGGCCCGGTTGCTTCACCACTAATGTCGTCCACTTCCCGTAGGAATAGGTCTAACACGTCCCGTTTGGCGGCGCGTTCTCGGCGGATTACTAGGGCTGCTTGAACTTCTCCCACCGCGTCGGTGATGACAGCCCCGTTGGAGGGGGGTACTATTTTTTGCCGGCCAGTGAATGGGTCTACCACCAGGTAGGACACACCGTGGGATATTGCTAGCCGCATTGCTTCCAAGCCTTGTTCCCCCATGCGGTCTAGGGCGAACAGGCGGGCTGCTTCTTCGTCCCCGTCTTCCCCGGATTCTTCCGCTGTTTTGAAACCGTGTATCCCTAGCCGGTCTGTGGTGGCGGACACAATAAGCCGGGCGAAGTTGGTTCGCGCTAGGTTTCGTAGTACACGTAGGGATTGGTCTTGGCTGGTGATTTGAATAAGGGGGGACCCAACATCATCCACTGGATGGTTGTTCAGGTAGGATAATTCCCGCCGAAGGTTGTACTCCCTATCGCGTAGTTCTTTGAATAGTACGGACAGGGTGGCGGCTAGCACATCATCCCCGGCACTGATTTTTGCCGGTTCACCAACTTGGATTGTGGGTAGGGACATAAATAGGCTCCTTTTGATTGTTAGGTTTCATGCTACCCGGCTCATCGTATGCGGAACGGCATTTGTGACGACGGCGGATCAGTTTTGTAGCCTTTTGTGAGGCAGTCCATGCGGGCTTTCCACGACAAGATGGCGGCCATGGCTGCGTCTATTTTGTTTTCGGATTGGAGTTTTGACAACCGGAATTTGCGGTGCCCTTCCCCATCCAATAGGTTGCTGTAGGCTATGCCACAGTTACCAACATGTCGGATGAGGTCTTTGTTTCCGTCGTGCGCTACCGCGCCGGATTCTACTGCTTGTTGATAGGCGCGGATCGCATAATACACCCGGTCTAACTGGGTGGTTGGCCAGGATATGATTTTGTCTGACCCCCAAACCCCAGCCCAGCGGTCAATGTCGTTTGTCCAATAGTAGGGGTCGCAGTACATTTTGACGACGTTGAATTTTTTGAAAACCCAGTCCACAACATCGTTGACTTCGTGCACTGGGACTCGCCATTCCTCGTCGGTGTCTGGTTTTTCCCACAGCCCTATGAGGTTTTGCACCCCGGTTTTGATATCTGTCATAACTAAAGCGGTGGAGTCTTTGGACACGGCCCCGTCGAAACCGATGGTGACGTCCGCGCGTTGGGGGATGATGAGCATTTGGTCGCCTAGTTCGGCGAACATGTCTTTTTTGAACGCCATGCGGGCCGATGCCACCCACCGGTTGCACCACACTCGTTCTAGGTAGGCGGGGTCAACGTCGGGGTTGTCCCACATGCGGGCAATAGATAACAAATCCCGGTACCTACTTGCTTCGGGGCCACTAGCTTCCCGCAAAGCTTTCAGCCGGTTGGGGATGGTGTCGAATACCGCGTTTTTGTCGCTGGTTTGCCGGTGGTAAAACAGAGTGTCGGGTTCTTGGATTCGGCCTTCATATATTTTCATCCCTAGGGTGAATTGTCGGGATGCCACACTGTCAACGTTGGGGTCACCGGCGGTGGTGATACACAGTTGCCACGGGTCGTCTTCGTAGCGTTTACCCAGGTTGTTTTCCATGGTTTGCACTGACTGGTGGTGTCGGTCTTTTTCTAGCCGGTGGGTTTCATCAATGCCTTGAAAGGTGGGTTTTTTACCATCCAACGTGTTGGGCATGGGGGCGACGGGTAGGATTTTGGAGTTTTCTTCCCCCTGGATGAGGATTCGGGCCATGGTGGGGTCAAACAGGCCAGAATCGGGGATGGTTTTCATTATTTCCATGGCCACACCATAGGCCAGGTCGTTCAGTTGGTCTTTTGTGGGGGCTAGTAAGGGAATGTAGGGGGAGCGGACACTTCGGCCGGGGGCCATACCGCCGGGGGCTTCTAGGTCGTAGCCGTTGAACCGGATTGGGGCGTCCGGGTGTAGTTCCAGGCAGGCTATTATGGCCATGAGTTCGGTTTTGGCTAGGCCTTTGGGCCAGGAAATTATGACTTTTTTGAAGCGGCGCCGGCCGGTAAGATCGTTGCCTTCATAGGTGTAGCCTTCTGGGTAGTGTTCGTAGGCGCGGTAGAGAATGTATCGGATGTCGTCACGAACTTTGTAGGGTTCACCAGCGAGTGACCCTGGGCCGAACACCATTCTTTCTTCCAGGAAGTCGCACACTTGGGGCCCTAAGGTTGGCCAAGAGTTAATGGTGCCGTCGGGGTTTTTTTCTGGCTGGGGGACTACTATTTCCATAACCCTAGTCTAAGCACAGGCCTTGGCCGCGTAGGCGCCGCCGGTGCCTGTTTCGTGATGTGGTGGTGTAGTCGAACATTTGGGTGGGGGCCAAATGGTCCGCATTTTCCCGCACGGTTTTTTGTTGGTGGTGGATGAAGCATAGGGTTTGTAGGTTGCTGGGCCGGTTGGCTTCTAGGGTGCGCCTGTCTTCCGGGAAGTCACGGAGGGGAATGATGTGGTCTACTTCCATGCCGGGGGTGCCGCAGATGACACACTTGTAGTTGTCGCGCTGCCGGATTGCTTCTTTGAGGCTTGCCGGGATGTCCCCCACCCGCCTGGGTTTTGTGTTGTCTCGTTTGTGCCTAGGGCACCTGGTACCACCGGGAGCTGCGAATTCTAGGCATTCATGGTGTCCCGCGGCGTCATCCCACTGGTATGAGCACAGTTTTGACGCGGGCATCCTATTTTGACCCGACTAGTTTTTTCCGCCGAACGCCTTGCTGCCGGAATTTTTTCTCTTTTAGCCGTTTCGCTACCGCGTTGAGTGGCACGAAACCATGATTCCACCGGCCGCCGTGCATGCCTTTGCCTTTTTTCGCCTTGTTGAGGGCACGGCCTTTCCGCTGCTGGCCAACACTCATACTTGTAACCTCCAGTGTTTTGTTCTGTAGTTTTAATGTAGCACGGCAAAAACCCCCAACCCTGGCCAGGAATAGGGTTGGGGGTGTCTTAACAATCTCCCACTTATATGTTAGCCTAGTTTTCTTTCAGCATGGCTTTTGCCACCAGATCGAACCGGGGTGGGACGAAAGTTTCGGTTTTAAGTAGTTTGCCTTCCGCGTTGTGGGGTTTGTCGCCTTTGAGTTTTGAATCGTTTGAGGCGATGACTTCTAGGATGGTGAGGCCAATTTGGTCTTCCATGCCGGCGGCGGCGGCCATGCCAAACAGGGTGAAGATCACATCGCCGAAACCGTCCAGCATTTCTTGGATGTTGTTTTCCCGGGCGGCCTGGATGAGTTCGTTTGCTTCTTCTTCAAAAATGGCAATGTGGCGTTTTCGGTATTTTTTGCTCCGGTCCCATTTTTCGGCCCGGTCACATAGGTGAATGTTTTTGTAGTGGCCTGCGTTTTCGTTCCACCATTTCACACGGTCTGCTACCTCGTCAAAGCCCCGGAGGATGAGTAGGTCGTCTAAATATCGGTCGATTTTCCAATGCGTGACCTTGTTTTTTTCGATTGGAAACCACAGTTGTAGGTTTTTTTCTGTGAGGGTCCGCTGTTTTTTGTGTTTTTTACTCATTGTTGTTTTCCTCATGGTTGGGGGATTGTTGTTCGTTGGTGGCGGGGCCGTTTAAGGCCCCATCAATGTCAAATTGGGGGGTGCCGTCGGGGAATTTGAGGGCCTCGGCTAGTTCTTCTTTGATGAAGCCTGCTACTTGCTGGATTTCCGCGTCGGCGGCGGGGGATAGGCGTTTTTGCAGGAACTCTAACCAGCTGCGCAGATTGCCGGACACCATAATGTTTGTTGCGAAACAGTTGGGGAGTACAGCCCGGCTTTTCTCTCGCTGTTGCTTACGGGTTAAACCGTCTTTTTCTCCCAGTAAACCTTGATCTAAAGCTTCATACTGTTCGTAAACATAAGCCGATACGTAAAGAATGCCGTGCTCTTCATCCGCGGTGGCGTTGGGGGGTACCACCACCCGGGGAGGTTGAGCCACATAGCGTTGGGATTCTTGGCTGAAACTGAAGTGCCGGTGCCGCACTAGTTCGTGGGTGAGGCTGCGGGACACGCCTTCAAGATAGAAGTTGAAGTGCGCGTGTTCTAGCACGCTCCAGTGGTTTTGGGCCACAATGTTGTTGAGGTAGGCGCCGGGCTGGGCTGTGTCAGGGTTGGGCAGGTGGTGGCTATCGTAGCAGACTCGGCCGCCGAACACTGCGGGCATGAGCGGGTGAGGGAGGAAATCGCCATTATCTGGATTGGCAGCTCGCAACCTGATTACGTACTCTTTAAACTTTAGGAAACCTTCCGGCATTTCATGTTGGCTAAATTTCGCCTCCATGTGATCTCCTAAAGCATCTAAAATTTGGGAGGTTGCTAGGGTGTGACCCACCAGATACACCCCTGGGGTGATTACTTTTTCAAGCAATTGTTCGTTTTGAAGTCCGTCACGAATGATGGGACGTAAGGGTTTCACCTGGACTTTTTCGACTTTTAATCGTGACATACTTATTTTCCTTTCTCCACTGGTACCGCGTGGATGCCATACACGTCGTGGGCTAAGTGCACCATGGCTTGCACAATGGTTTCCGCGGGGGTGACCCCGGGTAGGCTGCTGGCCGCCATGACCATTGGGCTGTGCTGGTTTTCGAAACCCTCGGCGGGGGTAACCACCACAAACCCGAACACCGCCACCTCGGTTTCGGCCGCGGGGATTCGGCTGGTTTCCGCCATGACCTGTTGGTTGAATGTTTCAAGGGCCGAGGTGAGTTGTTGGAAATTATCCACTGGCTTGTCCTTTTCTTCCTATTGTTCCGCGGGGGTGCTAGTGAACATGTATTCTTCCGGGTCGAACAGGTTAATGTCTGCTTCTTCTTCCTCAGTGTTCATTTCAACAAGCACGGCCTTTCCAGCGTAGAGTTCTGTTTTAAGCTTGCTGGGAATGTCTAGGTCTAGGGCTTCACTCGTAACATCAAAACATAATAGTCCCGTGGTGAATTGTAGGGATTTTTCCAGGCGTTGCATGTGCAGCCCGTTTGGCGCGACTTCCCGCAGGGCGTGGATGGCATCGTTGACGATTCCGGCGATTTTGCGGATGGTTTCGTTTGCTTCTTTCTGTTCGAATTTCAGCGGGCCTTCAATTTCAATCATTGGTTATTCTCCCGCCATGGTGCAAATGGATTCGTTCAAGGCTTGCCGGTCCACACTTGGGGTTTTGGGGGCTTCTTTGTACCAGGCTTTAAGAGAAACATCTTTCGTCCGGGTGGTACTAAGAATTTCACCCCAAGCATCACAAATAAGCGCCACGATTACGCCGTTGTTGTCCAGTTGGGATGGGTATTCCGCAGTCATAATGTCCAGCACGGCTTGTAGATGGTCCCGGATTTGTTCCAAAGGGGTTGTATCACTCATTGCCGCGCTCCAGCCGGTCGATTTCCCGCTCAATGTACCATTTGGCTTTCCGCAGGTCAGTGAGGGGGTTTTCGTGTTTCGTTTGGCCGTCTGTCCGGGTTGCGCGGGCCAGGTATTTTACCGCGTTGCCGGCGTTGTAGGACAGGTTTTCGGCAATGTCAATGACCTCGGTGTTGTAGCTGAAGTTTTGGTAGTGTTCCGGGTTGGTTTCATCCACAACCGGCGCAGGGGCGGGGGTTTCTTCGGGTTTGAACGATAAAATGTCGCCTAATTCGCTGTCTTCTAGCATTCGGATTTCCTCAAATTTTTGCTTGGAATGGTTGAACATGTACACTTTGCCCGGCTCAAGGCCCGCGTCCGCCAGCATGTCTTCGGTGATTGTTTCAGTCGGGTTGTTGCACATGACAAATGGGGTTTTTCCCCGCGGTTCGTCTAGGGGCGGGAGTTTCTTTTCGGATTCTTGTTCTTGTTCTTGTTCTTGTTCTTGTTCCGCGGCGTTTTTCAGAATTTCAGACAAAGTAGCACTGTTAGAGTACTCCGGCAACACGAAACCCAAAGCAATTAGGTCAGAACCAGTAAATTCTTCAGGGAGCAGGTCAAGGAAGAATTGTGGGTCCGGCAATTCGTATAGTTCGTATTCCGCGGGGGTCATGAGAACATAGTTCATGGGTTCAGTTTCCACCCCACCTGTTTTACTAGCCCACGGCACACTGAACCATGGGGCTTCGGGGGCTCGCCGTTTTGAGGAAATGCCGTAAACATTATCCAACAGGTAACTGTTACCTAAAATTGCAACGGGGAGAGTGAAATCTTCACTATCGACTAGTTGTTCCAAAATGTGGAATAGCGGCATGCGGTGCCGGGTCTCATCATCACTAAAATCAACCACCCGGTGAGCTTTCAAACCCCCGCCAGTCTGGGTTTGCAGAGTGAAATAGTCCAAATCGTACAGTTTTTGGCCCTCCACCCGGGCTTTCCGAATGGTGAACAAAGAAACCTTGTCACTGAAACTTCCGAAATCAGACTCCCAGTGTTTGTAAAAACTTTGCTTTTTCAGATAGGGGGCGGGCTCACTGTTGGACGCGAAACCCCCCACTTCACCCAGGTTTATCATGGGGTTTTCATCATCGAATTTTCGGAAGAACCCGATCATAAGCGGGTTACGTTCTGTGTAGTCTTCGGGGAGCATTGCGGCGAAGAACCCGTATTGTTCCTTGAACTCTTCTAGCGTGTTTACCGCGTTTGAGTCATACAGGTCTGATGCGGTGTCCAAAAAATGGTCGGAAATTTCTTCTGGCATGTACGCAGTAACAGGATGCGTCCACTGGCCTGTTCCGGGGTTTTTGTTCACCGTCACAGCGTACACGGGGGAGAACATGTCAGTGAGTTTGGAAAGCTCAGTTACGTTTGGGGTGGCGTAGCCTTCGGAGCATACCCCCACGTGCCCGTGTTTGATGACGAATTTCAGTGTTTCCACCCTGACTTCGTCGTGGTTTGTGATGGGGTTTTGAGCATGGGTGGCGATGAACATGTGGGTCATGTCCAAAAGTTTAGGGCTGATGGTTTCGGGGAGCATTTGTTTTTTCCTATTCTTCCGTGGGGATGATGTAGCAGCAGGCAATGTATTGGAGGGCAACAAGGGATGCGGCGGCTACGGCTTCCCGGGTTTCATCATTAAGGCACTTGTTGGACATGAAGAGTCTGTGGAGGGTTTCTGCTTTTTTCACCATTTCTGCCCCAGCAAAGGTGAGGTTCCCGGAGGGGATTTGTTGTTCAAGCACGAACTGGTTGAGTCTTGCTTGTTTCATGAGCTTTGGGGTGTGGCCTGCTTCTAAGCCGCTATCTGATGGGACCCCTGCCGCATGTTTTGGCCCGCGGACCCACCGGTCGACTTCTTCCATTGCGGCGGTGTAAAACACGGCGGCCGCGCACAGGCCGTTTTTCAGGTCGTCGACGGTTTCGGATTCTTCTAGGTTGTCTAGTTGTTCGTTGACGATGTCGTACATGAGGGCCCGGTAGGCGGCGTAGGTGTCCAACAGTAGTGAATACTTGTCCACTGGCGGGTCCGCCGGGGGTTGGGGTGACTGGTGGTAGTGGTTTGGGTACGGCTCATATTTTCGGGTGAGCTCGCTTGTGAGCATTTCAGGGGGATTGTATTCTGACACAACCCTGATTATAGTCAAGCTGTCATTGGGTTGACAAGCCTGTAGCCCGTGTTTTTTAACACATTTATGGCGTGCCGCCGGGCTACATCTCGTCGTAGGTTGGCGATAAGATTGCGGATGATGCTTTCCAAATTGTTAAGCCACCAGGTGAGTATTTGAATGTGGAATAGTACTAGGCTGGCCCCTTGGAGGGGTTGGGGTTTCTTCGGGTTTTCCGCCGGGTTGGGGATTGTGATTTCGGTTTCTTTTGCCGCTTTTTCAGCCGCGGAGGGTTCGGTTTTCAGCAGGGGTTGTAAGTAAGCTTAGGTGAATACCTCCTGGTGAGTTGCTTCAGCTAGGTTTGCGTTCGTTGGGCCGGTGTCAACAAAAATGGTGTTGACGTGCCACAAGTATTCCCATTTTGTTTCTGCCTTTGCGACCCAGTCTTGGACGGG